TTCTAAAATTCTTTCTACATATACTCCTGTAGGGCGATTGTCATTGGTAGACAAGACTAACCCAGGAACATCGTGAAATTGATACTGATCAACCTCATCGATATTTTTCATCCAAGTACCTAAATATGGGTCTCTCATCATACTAAGTATTGGATATGCCATTTTACGGGATTCAAAATTATTATTATTCATGCCCTGTTGAAGCATAAAGTCATCCATACTTTGATTTGCGAACGTTGCATAATCAGCAGGGGACATCGAGATATACCCTACCTGTTCGCTGTTTTGCGTAGCATCGCCTGCCTTACTATTATTCATTGTAACCCGTACAATAGGCTCTCCATTGATAGGATTAATAGCAGGCGTTAAATGAGCACCTACAATTTGACCTTCATCTACAGTAGTACGTTGCTTAGTAGAGAACTTCGATCCCATAGGTATATACTCTAAGTTTGCATCACCTGAAATCATATTGACTAAAGTCCTTTCTAAGCCGTCTCCAGGAGCATTAGTAAAATACGTAGGAATAGAAATGTCATCTGCATCAGATCCTTCTGTCACTATTGACTCATAGTTACCTGTAACATCAGGACTTCCCGCATCATTCAGATACGCATACCTTGGATCTTTAAGCCGAGTACTGTTAGAACCGCTATTGTATTTACCTACGCGAGACTCCCCAGCAGCTTTGAGTGCATTTTTAACTGCCTCTACAACTTTTGGTTGTTGTGTCTCGGGATCTAAGCGCAAGAAAGGTTTTTCAAACATGCTGCGAGCCATATCATTGATATGTATTCTCCCTGCCTGTGTACCTATCCACATATCATAGCCTTCATCCTCAATGAAATCTCGGACACCTGCACGAGTTTGGGTTACCTCCAGTCTCGGAGTAAACATTTTCTGCATCTCAGTGGTGTAGTTAGGACGAGCTGTAGGCACACCATTAAGTCGATTCATCTCTCCGTTAGGTCCGATACTACTGAAGCCGTCTTTATAGTAGTCTCCTGAAAAAGTTACATTTTCTGCCCCTAACTCAGATACCATTTTGTTGTACATGGTCTGCTGCTCCTCTCCCATAGCCATCTGTTTCTTGATGTGCATATAGTTAGGATTACCAGTTATGTTTCTAGCTAAGTCTCGGACTTGTCTCACTCTATTGTGAAAGTCGTTTTTAGTACTAGCATCGGTAATGACATTTTTTACTTGGTCATACATGCCCTGCAAGTACACTCGATCATCATCACTAGCATTAGCCACGTCTTTAGCTAACATCTCTTGCATAGTGCTCAAAGAGTTTTGGCCTTCATAATAAGCTTTGTCCATTCTATTAAATAGATTGCCTATTGCTTCATTAGGAATACTTCCAAAGCTCCCAGGCTGGTATTGGTTTGCCAATACTGCGCCTAAAGCATTTGCAGGAATAAAAGACCTATTGCTTTGAGTCGTACTTTTTTTAGCCATCGATTCAGTTATTTGTCTTCTCTTCCTCTAATCCCTGCATCTGGTTAGGGAGCATGGTAGCTGCATCATAGGGTCGCCCCATTGCTTGAATTTTAGCTACGTATTGAGGTGAAAGAACGTTTTGAATATAATCTTGTGCAAAGCTACCAACGTTTCTTGCACCTTGAGCAGAGTTTGTTCCCAGAAGAATTTCTTTCTGGTTGTTAAACTGAGTCACATCATTATTGTACTGGTTCCGCAAAGCATTATTTGCCGATCTAGCTTGGGTAGCTAAGTTCTCGTATTGTGCTTGCGCTCGTTGTCGCATTAGGTTGTCTGATGAACGCAATCTAGCATCTTGCTTAAATCGCTGAGCTAAAGCTGCCTGTTGATTAGACATACCTGAAGCCGTAGCAGGACTACTTTGCATTACTGCACGAGCAGCATCACGATTGTCTTGAAGACTCTGACCTATATTACTCTGATAATTAAACTTAGGAATAACTGTAGTGCTAGGAGATGCAGGAGCCTGCATATTCTCAATAGCCTTACGCATATCCCTTGTAGCTTTCATATTAGCAGCTAAAGGAACTATGCTCAAAGGAGTTTTAAAGTCTGGAATTTGTTCAGGGGCGGCTGGATCTGCTACTTCCCCATCTTCATACTCTGCACCAGAAGCGCCCTGCGTACCGCCAGTACCTTCACCGTCTGTACCAGTATCTCCATCACCTTGACCACCTGTTTCTCCTTGTGCTAATTCTTCTTGTGCTAATGCTTCTTGATACTCTTCTTCAGACATTCCTGGTTCTCTTTGAACTGCCCTTCTTTCATTAGGAAACTGTCGAGCATCAAAATCAGGAAGCAGAGCTGCATTAGCTAAACCTGTGGCTAAGCCATTGTTTATTCCAAAAGCATTACCAAAAGTAGATACTGGCCTATTGCCAAAGAACTTAGGTGTTAAGACAGAGTGCGGAACATCCATTGTGCCTCCAGAAAACGGAAGAGGCTGACTACCACCAAAGTATGTAGAAGGTCTACCGACAGCACCACTTTGTCGTGCTAAGCCAGTATTTGCATTTCTTACAGACAATCCTCCCGGTTGCGCATACCGCTGCAAACCAGTTACTTGCGGAGTAAAGCCTCGTCCTGTACCCATAACACCTCCTCCAGGAATCAAAGTCTGTCCAGGTCTTAAAACACCTCCTGTCTTTCCAGCAAATTGACCTAATGCATTACGAGACTGACCCGCACCAATACCCGTAAACACTCCTTGACCAGCACCTAAGTTATTTAAAGGTGCTTGATTAGGAAGAACTAGTCGATTACCTCCAAACTGACCTAGCGCATTTCTAGTCTGTTGACTAGCCAAATACTCTTTAGCCTTAGGACCATACCCAGTAAACTTTGCAGCTCCTGCAACTTTAGGAGTAAACCCACTTGATGCCGTAGCTTGAAAAGTAACTGGCTGTCCAGCTGCTGCAGTACCTGGCTTAAAAGTAAATCCCCGTCCAGGCTTACCTCCAGCTACTATATTTCCACTAGTCCCAATCTGTTTTACATTAGGATTTGCTGCTGAAGCTACTTCTGGAATAGCTCTTTGAGAACTACCTAAAAGAGATGTCTGTGGTTTACTAGTATTCCAATTAAAAGACCTTGCTCCATCTTCACCAATAATGATTGTTCTAGGAGTCTTACCTACATTTTGTGTACCTCCTTTTACAGCAGTCCTTCGCCACTCACCCATAGTGGACTTAACTAGCTCTCTTCCTGTTACTGCCGCACCCGTCGCACCTTTTGCACCTTTAACAGCTCGTCCCCCCGGCATTAATAACGAACCACCTAGACTCTGAGTTGAGGCAGCTAATTGAGCACCGCTTTGGATTTCAGAGTCTTCGGTAGCATAAGATAAATAATCAGAGAAAGGAGTGTATCCCCCAACTCCTATATGAGATCCGCCTTTTGCATCTGTCCATTTTGTAGTTCCAGGGTTAGCAGCTACTTCAGCAGTTATTTCTTCTATTTTACGTTCATACAGTCGTCGAGCTTGAGGGTCTTTTGGAACTGTTTCGTAGCGCATACTAGAGCCTGGAGCGACTCCGCCAATTTGCGATCCTGGTATTAGTCTTCGTTCTGTTTCAGGCTCAGTTATTCCTCTCTCCTCAGCGATACGCATGACGACGTCTTCAAAACCTCTGCCTGCTCCCGATGCTACACCTTCTCCGTAATGACCAGCAATATTTGTAAACCCTATACGCTGCGAATGACCGAAGCTGGGGTCAAAAAATCCTGGCCTATTTCCACCATCAGCATATCCTATATCGATATCGCTCATATTACTCCCAAGACCGATATCTAACATCTGAGATGTTGTTCGCAGATCTACGCTAGTCTCGTAGGGTATACCTGAACCTCCACGAGCTGTAGCACTAGATATGGACTTTTCAGGATTAGCTAAATCAAACTCCCCCTTCTTTACTACATAAGTATTTCCGTCTTTATTCCTAACGTTATAGTCGCCGTAAATATTTTCAGCATAAATACTACCTGCATCTGTCTTGCCTGAATTATTTCCGCTGAACGGAACCCTATCAAAATTTAAAACCTCTATATCTTCTCCAATACTTTTCTGTAATTCCTCAGGAGTTTTAGCTCTTGGTCCTGATGGAGAAGCTGTGTTTGGCTGCTCAGATGCAACACGCTCTGCTTGTGCTTCTGGAGACAGCATCTCAAACGGAGTAGTGTCTTCTACTGGCGTAGTAGATGTTTCAGCCTGAGCAGATGTTTCTGAAGGAGTATATTCAGATTGTGCAGAGTTGTACCACTCTTGCATCTTCGGCATGTTTTCCGTAAACAAAGTGTCTGACGGATCATACGTAACATCCGGACCATCTCCTGCAGTTTTTTTATACGTAGACGTCATTAAAGACTTTGCCTGCTCTTCAGTCAAGTCTTGAGTAACATCTATTCCGTATTTAGATAAAGGAGTCCCTTGCCCTTCATAATACCATCCTAATACCTGCGCCCCAATCTTTGGGTCGGTCGAGACTAGATCAGGATTTTTTACAAGCCTATCATCACCAAAAATTTTCTCACTAGCTGCGGCATACTGAGATTTACCTGTTAGTTGATTTGCACCACGACCTCGGTATTTATAGCCATCACCAGGTTCAGTATTTCCTAAAGAATCTCGAGCGTATACGAAATCAAAAAACTTCTGGTCATCAGCCTTAAGCTTAGTTATCTCACTATCAGACATGTTCTTGAACAAACCTGTCTTCTCGAAAACTTCTTTAATTCGCTTGTTAGAAGTATTCTTATAGCTCTTCTCTTGCTGAGAAAGCTTTCCTCCGGATTCTTTATGAGTTACAGCAATAGCAGCTAATGCAGCGGAAGGACTATAGTTATAGTCTTTCATAAACATGTCCACTAAAAGACTTTGATCGTCGGTAATAGTGTCGCCCCCGTCACCATACTTAGGCACAGTAGAACCGCCGTAATTCATTGCCGGTGTCTGAGCTTCTTTGCCTAGGCGCATCTCTTCATTCTTTGCCTTCAACGCATTCAAAGCTTTCATACCCTTTTGCAGGTTAAGCTTAGCTGCATTCGCCATCGGACCTACAGGATAACGCGACAAAGTGTCCTCCTGCTTTTTAATAAAGCGACTGATTTCAGCTGCAATAGTTGCAGGAGTTTGTTTTTTCTTTCTCATGAGATCATTTTCAAGAATTCGGACGCATCAATCTTCATGTCTGTAGCATCGCTAAATACATATGGACTTTCAACTGGCTGACCTGTAATAGGATCAATATAACTTTCAGTAGCACCTTGTGTCAAAACACCTCCGCTTTCATGCTTCGGGCCTTGAACTTGATACATATTAGATGCTACCTGTTTGTAGTTGCCATTATTAGTAGCCATAGGAGGGTCTTGAGGACTTGCCATCATCATCTCCCCACCTTCAGTTTCATATTGCGGTGCATTCATAGCACCCCCATAGTTAGCAACAGTGTTGTACCCTGCTCCCCGCTCGTTCATTACTGAATTTACTTGCTGAGAATAGTCTGCCAAAGCTCCTCTAACTGCCTCACCTGTTTGCAGATTAGCAGCATTGTCTGCTTCATTTGCAAGACGACGATCCCGACGCTGCTTTACCAACCCTGCGATACCTGCTATTGCCGCAATAGGAGCTGCCCCAGGTATACCTAGCATTAAAGCTCCTGCGCCACCCTTAAGTGCGTTGCCTGCAAAAGTTCCAAAGCCGTCATCTCCACTAGTCATAGTGTCAGCAGCCTTTCCAACTATTTGATTTACTCCAGCTGAAGCAAGATTCTTCAAGCCACCTGCCATTTTTGTGAAATCTGCTATTCCCGTGCCTCCAGGATTCAGTAATTGATTGACGAGCTGAGCACGTCCCTCTTGACCTGCTGCTCCTTTTACATTATCAAGCATAGAATTTAATCCTCCTGATTGTTGCATCTGATTAAAAATGCCTTCCAAATTTTGAGGGTTCATCGGTGCATTAGAGTTGCCTCCAGGAACTGGAGTAAACTCAGGAATATTTAGTGCAGGCATAGAAGCATTCATAGAGTTACTAGCTTGATCAGCCATAGAACCCTGAGATCCAAAAGGAGTGCTATTTCCTGCGCTTTGAGCTTGATCTAAAACTGGCTGCAACAAATCCTGAGAGTAGTTAGCAGTATTGCCTTGAGGATAGCTCAACATTCTGGCATTCATACTTTGCTCTGGCAGAGGCTGATTGTACTCAGGATTACGAGGGCCAGCTGTATTTTGATTATTTATTGGACCACCAGGATATTGCCCAGTATCATTCATACTGAACAGAGGGAATGTGCTAGTGTCTTGATCTTGGAAAGGAAACCCAAAAACACCATTACCTTGAGGATCTCCAGCAGTAGGTTGTGCAGGTCGATTTTGAGCATGGTACGCCATGAGCTGCTGCTCATTACTCAACGTTGGGTTATTCATAATGAAGTCCATAGGCAAGTTCATCGCCCGTGGCTGCAAAATATGTTGCTTCAGTCCTTGACCTAAAGACATACCTGTAGGCACAGCTAAAGTTGTATCACCAAACTGCCCGTAATGCTCTGTAAGCTCTCCTACGTTAGCCGAGGTATCTTGGCTCCCTAACATGCCTAACAGCTCTGACACAGGACTGCCATAATTTGCTTTTGGAGGCGCAACTCGTGGTTTGGTCATCGTACCTCCGAAAAACCCTGTAGGTAGGTTTAGGTGTTTTTGAAGTGATGGTGGGATATCTAGCTTAGGAGGCGTAACTGGTGATACTGGTGGTTGGGTTTGAAACCTAAGCAACCCATCATTAGTTTTTAATCTCATAACACCTTCCATTGCACGTTTACCGGTTAATTTATCTGGATACCCCATACCTCGAACTCCTAAACCAGATCGAACTTCATCCATATACTCTACAGGGTTTGTATATGCTCCAGCTTGGTTCTGTCCCGGGAATGGACGAATGGGACCATACCGAACTTGTAATTGCTGCAAGTTCTTTGGACTAGAAGCCGAAAGCTGTGGGACGTTTTCTAAATCGTAGAAATCAAATTGTCCCGTGTTTTTATTATAGTTGATATTCCCTCTGATATTGTCTAAGTCCAGACCGATACCCCTGTCCCGAAGCTGTCTTACTTGTTTCAGAGCTGATGCATAAGCATCTCTTGTCGGGAGTTCAGGTGCTCCTGGAACTGCTTCTTGTTTTTGCAAGTTCCTCATTATAGTTAAGTCATTCTGACTACGTAGTGGAGCTGCTACATTTGGCATATCATCAGCAATCTCGCTAGTCCTGGCTATGAAATCATCAGTTGTTCCAGAATACCTGCTAGTCGGCAAGACAGCATTAGGATTGCTAAATTCTTGGTGAGGAAATTTTATTGCATAAGGACTATTCTTGAACTCATGTACAGTTCCAAAACCTCCCGATCCTAACTGTTCACCAAAGGGTGTTTTAGCATAAAGCTCCGCATCCAATCTATCCGCATGCCCCCAATTAAGACTATTGTTTCTACTAACGCCTTCCGCAAGTTGATTGAATCCTGCCTCTGGATTCAAGTCCATTCTCATTGGATCAATAGGTTTATTGTAACCGAATAAAAAATGAGGCTTGTCTCCAACATTTCTAAATCCCATAGGATTTTTCAGTGCAGGGTTTGCCTTATACAGATTTTTTACTCCAGTAACGCCTGCTTGCTTTAGAGCTTGTCTTGTTCCTGCTCCTGTTATACTTATTCCAGGTATTGCTCCAAGCGCATTTAATCCTGCACCAATAAAATTACCTTGACTTGCATCCCTTAAAGCATTCTTCCCATAGTTTACCCAAGCAGCAGGGTTGACTAAATCATTTGCCACCTGCCCAGCTATAGTACCTTTTCCTTTGGCCTGATCGAACTCTACTTGAGAAGGCATTCCTTCTACGCTTGGGTCGAGGATTGTTCTAGCAGTGGTGATTGGGTTAGCTGCCATCTCTAAAAGAGACGGATTGTCCTCTATGATATTGCCGTCTTCATCTACCTCAAAATCCCCTTGGGATATACGAGGCATTGCATTTAATTGAGACAGTGCATCTGAAGCAGCTAAATTTTGCTGCAGTGCATCTAGACCTCCCGCTCTTTCAATCTGTTGAGCGATTAGTGGGTTGTACCCAGAATTGGTATCAGAAGTAGCTGTTAACGGCTTTAGTGGGTCTGTTTCACCACCAAGTTCATATGTGTAATTTTTAGGACGCGGTTTTGCCTTAGAGCGATTTTTGCTCTTAGACTTTAAACCCAACACTACTTCAGCGAGGTTCCTTTTCTCACACCTATGACCGTTAAACTTTTTGCTCATCCACTGCAGCTTTCACAATCCTCAGGACTGTCGGTATTACATGTAAGTTCACCACTCTTCAGTTTGTCAGCTGTATCCTTTAATTTCTTAGGATCCAGAAAAGTCGCTTCTTTCCATTCTTCTTCCATTACTTCTTCTTTTTACGGGGTTTCACCACAGCCTTCTTAGGCATTTTGCTAGTACTAGTCTTACCACCGTATCCATATTGAGTCATTACTGAGCTAGGAGTTTTACCTCCGCGTCTCATAGAGCCAAGCATTTTCATAACGACATTTTTTGGGATTCCCCTTTTCATAAGGGTTTCAGCTTTTTTGTTTTTCATGGTATTAACATTTCCAACGTCTACGTGCTTGACGTATACGTGAGTTAGGGTTGTTACGAGTTTTTGCACTGCTACGTTTGAGTTGTCCCAAAGAGCGAGCACAATATGATTTACGACGTCCTGCAGCCTTACTACCTTTTTTCACTTTTCCAGTTACAGCAGTTTTTAATTTACTTCCTGGATTTGCTTTACGATATGCCCGGACACCTTTTTTGGTCATCCCTGCACCAGATTTAGTAGGTCTGTAGTTCGCAGATTTTCCTTTCGTTGTTTTACGAATAGGAGTAGACTTTTTTCGTTTAGCAGGCATTACTTCTTCTTCTTTTTACGACGAGTAGTTTTCTTCGCCGTTTTTTTAGAATCCTTAAAAGCTTTAGAAGTGGGAGCACCTTTAGCTCCTTTTTTGCGCATAGTCTCACCAGACCCTGCCTTAATACGTTTACGCTTAGCGTGAATGTTTGCGTACAATCCTTTACGTGCCATAGTTATTTGTCCATTTGATTACGAGCTAAGAGCAGTTTTATTTCTGCTAAGTCGTCGACTACTTGCTCTAGCTTCTTATCTACCTTTTCATTGTTATTCTCTAGAGAATATTGCTGTGCTTTTATAGTCATTACTTCACTATGAAGTTTGACATAAATGCCTACCATACCTATGGCAAGTCCTATTATTTCATAATCAGTCAAACTCATTGTTGTTGAATATCTATTTTCATGACTACCTCACCCCCTAGCAGTAGGTCTAACTTTCGCAGATATATCATACAAATATAATCCAATACCATCTTGACCGCTATCGCTACTTTTTATATACAATCGAATTACAGCATAGTCAGATTGTATACGCCTTTGCTCATACCACTCCAATGTGCTACTAATATTAGTAGTAATCAGCTCCAAGTCTTCAGTCAAAAAAGGAAGAGATCTATCAGCAACAAGATCCCTAAAGCCATTAAAGTGCCAGCGTTCATGAGTGTGCCGCAAATTGTGTCCTGTAGTAAGACCTTCAGGAACAACTAAGTCGATAAACCCGCTGCAGTGCGTATCTGTATACACCAACGCTTTAGTGAAGGTATTTTCATAGTGAGTAAATCGCTCTTCTGGAAAAGACACAACACGAGTGTCCCAGTTAAAGCTGCTAAATACTCCTGATTGCCCTATCGGTGATGGAGCATCAATTGTAGACTCATGCACTACCCCGTGAAACTTTCCAAAGGTGCCTGCTTGATTGTGAAACTTAGCAGAACGCACTTGTGGAGATAGAGTACCATCGATATTAATATTTCGAACGCGCAGAGCATACACAGTATTCAGACCTTCTAACAAAGCTGTACTGTCATAGGTATGTCTACTAACCCACGCTTGGTTCAAGTAGCTGTAACTAATGAATTCATCTTTAGATTCAATACCTGCATTCTCATTGTACTCATCTTGAGTGTCGATTAGATAGCCTGCACTAAAATCTCCTGTGTAATCTGCGTTTCTGATTAAGAGTATAACTCTATCGTACCGAGAATCATACGTAGCATGAAGGCCTGGGAAGAATTTGAAAGTATTAGAGGAAGAGAAAGTTGTATCTAGTTTCAGTTTTTCCTGAAACCAATCTTTCATTCCAGACCTACTAATTTCTTTCAGGTCTGTTCCTGCTAAAGAAAAAACTTTGCGTTGGTCTGCGTCAACAAAGAAATACCCATGAGGCGTTAAAACACAAGATAGCAGATGTTGTGTGCCTGCATAGCCTTTATCGCTGGGTCGTATCTCTACAGGTTTTGTAGCCAATATGTCTGATTGACCTAAAGCTAGCTCTCCTGCTGTAGTCGATATCTTCTCCTGACCTTGAGTCATAAATAACCCCCGCTCATGGTGAATAATAAGACGATCACCATAACCTTGAAGATTTTCAATCTCGCCACGGTCACGCTGCATATCAAAAAACTCTATGGGCTTAAACGCGATAACGTTTGTAGATACTCCTAAAGACCCAATTTCACTACTGCGGACAATCCGATGGGGAAAATTATTTACGAATGTTTGCCCACTGCTAAAGATTCCTACAGGCTGATATACATTTTCTGCATACAACCGTGACGGGTAATCATATAGTTGATCATTACCAGGGCTAGCAGCTCTAAAAACATATTCGTTAGCTGATAGATTGACAGGATTGTCTAACTCATAGTTCAGATACTCGAACTTAGTGCGACCCTGAACCCTGTAATTGTATACTTGCGAAAGAATACCACGAGTAGAGTCTACGGTTGTGACTCGATTAGTACTTAGTAAATCAACAAGTTGCGTGGCATTGTTTCCGTTCGCTACAGCATCAACACCTACAGGAGCTGTTAGCCTATGCTTATAGAAACTCCTTACAATATCCCCAGCAACAAATGTGGTATCTATGCTACCTACATTAACAGATTCCCCATCAATTTGACCCAGCTCTGCAGAAGCTAATTTAGTGTAGGGAATCACTCCTGTACACGCTACTAAATCTTGTGCAGCATAATTTTGGTAACAGGTAAATAGATGCTGTTTCAGATTTGTAATCCATATCGGATTCGAAGCCTGCGCTCCTGTATGTCCTGCAGTTAAGTTGCTGTTGATTCTAAAACCTGTGCCTGGATTCGAGGTGTTCCCTAAGTGCGTACCACTGGTGCTTTTTAAAAAGTCTTTCCAGTCTGTACTGCTTGTCGAATTCGCATATTCAATGTTAAACCCTATACAAGTCTCACAAAACCTATTGTCAATTTCTAACTCATCATCGATAGCGTTCGTTTCAACGTATCGGACAGTGCTGACCTTTCTGATTCGTACATTATTAGTAAGACTTACCTGCCTTCCATTCTCAGGAAAGAAAGCTTTGCCTCCTACCGTAAGGGCATTTGGAGCATTAAGTATATCTGAGTCACCCCAGTAACCATTGTCTGAATTATTAGTTACAAGACCATCTCCTATAAGCCCTACTTCACCAGTAGAACTTAAACCATAATCAATCCTATAATCGATGTTTTCAATGTAAGCCGTTTCAGGAAGATTTACTCTAGACCGCAATGCCTCAAAGCAGTACATCCTACCCGTGGTTTCCTTTATCCCCGCAAACCAAGCATCATTATTAAGCTGGTCTGTCGCACTAGATATCGTGTCTATGTCAGAAACTTCTTGAGAATTGTACTGAGGCAAGTTCATACCATGAGAACTTGTATAGTCATGGTAATCAGTTACAGTTTCAGCAATGTTAGAGTAGTGATTGTAGCTGCCATGAATCAAAATACTCTGTCCAATATGCAGACTATTGGTCAAATCTCTTTTAGCATGAAACATTCGTACACCTACGTACCCCGCAGGCATAGGAACATTTGCAAACCGTATCCGCACTAAATCTGTAGCATCGCCCAGTATTGGGATTTTGTGATGACGAACTGGCTCACTAGCAAGAGTGTAGTCTGTAATACTGCCGGAGTTATCAGAAGTATCTTCTACGGTCCATTGCTGAACAGGGAAGTTTGAAGGATACGTTTCTGCAGAGTTTTCCCAGTAACCGCAAACACCTACGCCACTTGTCACACCAGTAGGAGTGTAAGCACTTGCATCTCCAAAGTACTCATGGGTATTCCGGGTATGGAAATACTTCATACCACTAACAGCTATATCGTTATCGTCTTCGAGATAACTCAGACTAGAGTTTGCTGCTATCAACGATGCATCTGTAGATCGTATAGTGCCAGAAGCTCCTGTTTCTACAGCAGTAAGATGAGGCTGTCCTATTGACCTTGGTGGAGACCCAGGAATATGGAAGGCTGGAGTTAGCGAACCGTCCTCACGCACATAGCTAACATAAAAAGCGTATACCTCTCCAGGTTGAAAGGCAAGTCCTCCAAAATTTAAGTCTTGTTCCTTGTCATTGCCATTGAAGCCTACTGTAGATACACCGTCTTCTGTGTGACCTCCATAGTATGTTTGATACAATACCTGAATACGATTGGCGTACTGCTGAAGATCAGTAACATCTGCAGTTGCAACATTGCCCATGTACAACCGATTTCCTTGTAGAGTCAAGGTTTTAGCTTGGCTGTAAACAATGTTCTGAACTAGGATTTCATCTAAAGAAATATCTTTTTGTAAGATGCCAGTCAGAGTAATAGTAGTTTCATTACCCTCATAAGGAAAGAAACCGGTAATGCCTGTGCTGACAGAATCATCATATACCGAAACAAAAGCTGCTGCTATGTAAGAATAATCAGAGTCTAAGTTGCTTAGCTTCAAAGAAATAGTTTTCCCAGAATCATAGACGACATATGGTCCATTTAGATTATTGAACTCTAGGTAACTCTGGTCTTCGTAGGCATAAGCAATCGCGATATAGTGAGTACCAGAATTAAAAAATCCTTGACCGCCTAAAGAGACTTGGTTCTGTTCTATGTAAACAGGGTCGTGCGTAGGGCTGACCAAACTAGGTACAGCAGTGGTGTCTACATTTAGGTATTTCGGAGGAGAAACATCGTCCGTAAGAATAACAAAAGTTTGCCCAGAAGTAGTTTTAAAAGAGACTGCATCAATAACTGCATCATCTGAAAATCCAAACACTCCGCTAGACAAAATTGTAGTCAGCGTCCCAACAACTTTTACTACGTAGTTTGTCGTACTGTCTGGGCGTTTGCAAAAAAGAATGATTCCATCGTCAACTAGCCCACAGCCACCTAAGATGTAAAACTTAGGAGCACTATCGTCTGTAACACTTGAGTCATTTGTGAACCCGGCTTCTTGTAGAAGAGAGTCCATGTGCTCTCCATAAACAAAGTTTACTGCGTCTATGTAGAGACCCTCTGATACTTTGCTAGGATGTACATCCCGCATCATTCCTTTTAGTGGTCTCATCGCATTAGACGTTCTTGAGTGTTATTCCCAATAAAGAAATCGGAGTGGGCATTCAGGTTTGGAACCATGCGCACCCACATATTTTTGAAGCTTTCCATCTTGTCGATACTCGGATATGCTGCATCGTTCTGAGCTTTCAGGCAGTACTCCCCCCACTTCTGATCCGCTGTCTGCCAATTGAACACAGGATGTGTGTACCCTCCCATTATCATCTGCCTTAGTATGTACCATTCAAGAGCTTGTTTGTAGTAAATGTTGTCAGGTACTTTAGGGTACCCATCATCACATACTGGATAGGCTGTAAAGTGAATCTTTATATTTCCTTCTTCGAAAGAAGTCTGAATATAATCAGGGTTAATCACATAATAGTCACCACCTCCATAGCTAGACGCTTTTATTGTTTTCTGCTGCTTGTATGTATTGTTGCCTAGGGGGTGTTCATTTGCTTGAGTTTGGAATACCGCACCTGTAGTAATTTCAGAGGGCGTGTATGGCTGAGGATTTGTAGTGCGTTCAGCATTGGGCAGGTCATATCCTGTAACATCAGACCCGTAATGCAGATGGCTCCCGTTATATTCTACCTGGATAATGTCTACTAGTTCACAAGGCAGGGGAGAGCGGTGGTTGGAAATAGATACCGTACTTGCTTTCTTTTCTAATCCAGCAGAATACCCAATGTATTCTAAGCCCTCACCTATCCACTCAACAGCGTCAATAACCCAATTGTCCGTAGTAGGTTTTAAGTCCCGGAATACTTTGGCAATGACTGCCTTCGACGATACGGTTTTGTAAATCATTTTTTAAAATTCAAGTATGCAAACTCATCTTCTCGTAGTTTTTTAACCAATGCTTTTTTATTTCCTGCAGCCCCTGCCGTAGGAGAAAACGTGTATACACTCTTGTTCTTTACCATACATCTGTGCTTGTCCCAATTCCATCTGAAGTAGTAATCATCCGTGTAGTAGATAAGCTTGTTTATCCCTTCTTTCTTCAGCTTGTTAGTTTCATGCCAATCAATTGTGGGCTTATTAAATGACCTAGGAATACGCTTTATGCGGATCGTACCTAATCTATGCCCCATATTAAATACCCTGCCATCTAAAATAACTTTAGAAAGTTTCTTGTTAAACTCCGAAATGATATGCTTGTACAAAGCATAAGTAACGGGTGTTGTAGGGTTGTTCTTACAATAAGACTTGTAGGAATCCTTAGTGCTATATCTACTCTCGCAGCTGTACTTCGTCGTTGTCATCTTGTCTATTCTCTAAACGCATTTCTGTTCCTAGGATACTTTGGGTGATCCGTTGAACCATGTCCATTGAAATTGGATATTCTTTATCTGCTGTAAAAACAGTAGTACCATCACAGCATGTGTAATTTTCTAACTCTTCTGGTTGCTCAAAAATGCCTTTTACCAGAATACTTTTAGGCCGAGAGTTGAGCACGTAGATTCTGTCCTTAGTATAGATGTACTGAGGAAGTTTATTGACGTACTTATTGTGTTTACCGTACTCGGCTTGAACTGGCGTAGTTCTTTGGAAAGGTTCTTTTGCATCTGCCGTGCCTACAAATGCAAACTCGGAACCGTCATAAATGCGAACAGGCTTTGGGATAGTCTGTTTAGTACGCCAGACGTCGCACCCAATATCGACAGCAGAGCAACACTCTAAAGCGCTAGAAGCTTCCATATCCAAACAATCTAAAGATTGTACAAGCTGACTAGGAAGACTGTGATTACGGCGCTGATCTTGCCTTACAAACTGCGCACGGTAGTACCCTACCATAAACTTAAGACGTTCGCGTAAGACCGCATCATCTCCACGCTCTAGTTGTTCTGCGATATTGTAGATGATTTCGTTTAGCGTTGCCATGGCAATTGATTTTTATCGATAGTGCGTACCACAAAGTAGCCCCCTATAGAAGTCATAAGAATGGTTTCATACATGTTTACCCAGACCTCACGGATTTCATACTCTACTGCTAAGGTGTCTAGTAGAATAAAAACAACTAAAAAAAGAACTAAGACCCCTACTATAGCAGGACGGATATTACGAGACAACCAACTTTTGCCCGCAACATCTGATTGCCAACGTTTAGTTATTTGTTTCTCGCTAACTATGCGCACAGAAGCTTTGAAGAGTTCATTAAACTCTTCTTTATCTCCAGGCGTCAGGCTTGCATCCGAATCTACTAAGTTCTTTATTACTCCTAGTATTCCGCTGTCAGGCAGTGCATCTGCTACTGACTCAAACAACTTTGGAGATTTCTTCTTAAGCCACGACCCTACTTTGGTGTCGCGCAATTTTTTCATTACAGTCGTACTGTAAAGTTAAACAAAGTCAGTTGATATTGCTTTGAGCCAAAGTCTAATACTAAATCGTATACAGTGACTTTACCGAGCCTTATTTTGACAATGAACTTATCGCCGTGTTTGTGGGGATTACCCCATGTGTTTGTAACCTTCATCAAAGTTTTGAATTTCAATTTCTACATGCTCTCCCTTTTCTAAGGCTTGAGCGATGGCGGGATAAACAGCATTGTACGCCTGAGTACTGTTGTGCAACTCAAACTCTCCTCCTTGTACCAATGCGGGTCGGTAGCCTAGCAAAAGGCAACCAGCAGTGTGCTCGTCAGTATTGCCACAATGAACAAGAATGTCAGTAAAGCCTGGGACGTTTTGCAAGTGAAGCATACCCTTGTGGATTTTAAGAAAGCGTGTGCGGTACCGATCATGGAACCCCCCAGTCTGCTTTAAACACACATCATATATGCCTTGAGGTATTCGTGTTTCTCCATACACTTTAGTCTCTCGATACTCATCCTCGAGAGTAAAGCAGAGAAACTTAAAAACCCTCTTCCCTATCTCGTATGTACTTAAAGTATTCATATACAAGACACCTAAAGTGCTGTCTCTGTTCGAAGAGATTCGTTGAAGTAAAAGCTTCATGACGGGGTTATGCTAAAGATAACAGGGAATATTACTCTAAAATATCAGTAGGAAGGAAGTCTTCTGCAGGCCAACCAACCTTATTCAGCTCCAGCTTAACTTGATCATAGTCGTATGGACCTAGATATCGGTTTGTTGTTGCGGGAGTGTAGTTACGGTCATCAGTTTTAATGATGAAGTAAAGCCCGTCACTACGATATGAAAGATTGTCTGATGCCTCCAACACTTTGCTGAAATCAATATCGTTGAGGTCTAAGGCATCAATAAAGAAATACCTTCTTGTTGCTGGTATAATCATATTGCTCCGTACCTATCTACATATGCATCAAAGTTCTGCTCTATCTCTGTGGCAGACAACACCCTGTTATACATCATTAGCTCATAGGTATTTGTAGACAAAGAATTAGAACTGACCCTTGGATTTCCATTGTATTGAGTGTTCAATGGCGACACACCATGATGCCAATATTGACTGCCGTCTTTAATCTGGCTAGTAGTGTCATAAGTCAGGTTTGCACTAGACCCGCTAAGATTACTCATTGACCCCTGTGATGCGCTGGCAGTAAATGTTTGACCATTAATATAACAGATAAGGTTATTGCTTGAGCTAGAGGTTAAGTCAACGGTCATAGCAACATGGATCTTAGTGTTGGGCTTTAGTTCGTACTGACTTCGACTACTATTGTAATGGAAGTAAGTTGACATATTACTAGGAGGCTTTAGTCTAACAAGAGAGCCATAGTAATTACTATGGTCAAACCCGTAAAGACCATATCTTAGGAGTGTACCTCTGGTAGAGGAAGAATAAGTTTGCCTTCTGCGCCTACTTGCCAATCCACAATATGCGTCGCTTACTACATACCCCGTGCTTCCATTTTCAGGAAAAGACAAGACAGCCATAAAGGTATATTGGTCCTGATCGTGGGTTTCACTACCACCAGAGGCCGAACCCGTTCCATAAAAGTAGTCACCTGAAGAAACGCTTATTTCGCCATAGTCATCAACCCCATCAAACTGTATGTAGTTGTCCCCTGCGTTAGGCTCAGTCGGACCATTGTTAAGGGCCATACTATATCCGTTAGAGCTTATGTCCGTCCATGTACTTGGGTTTGTGGATGAGTTATAACTGTTCTCATCTCCTGCATTAAAATGCATCTCCAAGCCACTACTTACATAGTCGGTCAAAGATACAGATGTCGCCTCAGATCCGTTAAACTTCGCAATGCTTGCCTTAGCCGTGCTGTTAATCTCAGCAATAGAGCTTAGGGCTAAAGAATTTATTTTCTCAATAGCCATTATGAAAGCTCTACGTAATCATCAGAAGGATTGAAGTAAATAAGCCCCGTGCTCAGAGCGTAACCCACTATACGAACTATGTCACCTGTAGTGTAAGAGCTGATGTCATTTGTAATCCCTGCGGCTGTAAGGCTTACATAAAGCGTGTCTCCTGGAGTGAAGCTATTGCTGAACGAAATGACACCTTTGATAAACATGCCATCGGTTGTAGCACTTGAGCCTAAAGCAATGCCTAACATACCCGCAGTTGTTGACTCTGCATCAGCATCTGCATTAGCCCATCTTGAGGAAGCAGGAGAACCTGCTGCACCCATATATCTTAACTGCCCAGCAGACATGCTGCTAGCGTTGCCCCACTTCAGCACCTCTCCTTCGTATGAGTCATTGGAGTACGCAGTATCCCTAGTTTCAACTTTTAGGTAGACGCCGTCTAATATGTACGGATCCCCTGGTATCGTAGGTGTGTTAGAAATATCTCCGTAATCGATACCGCTGGTATCACCGCTAAATGTTACAGTGTTTGCAGCACCAGAGAATGTAACATCTCCAGATACATCCAAAGAGCTGGTGTTCAAGTCTACTGCAGGAGCTTGTACGATGTTACTCATCTGCATATCTAGAACCTCAACTGGAGTGCCTGCATTTTCTAGATACACTTCCAACCTTCCATACGCAGAGTTCTTACCAGACGTATTGTTTAGGTCGTCCTCGGTAATTTTTAAGTAGCTACCATACAACCCAATAGATGCGCTGTGCAGATTTAATTCAAGTGTACCTGCATCGTCTCTGTCAGCTCCACCAGTGCCTTCTTTATGTCGAATCTTAGTGGTTCCAGAGTTATCTGAGTTTTCATCTTTTACTAGAAAGTCATCTATGACTTTTTTGTCGAAGATTGCATTAAGATCAGTTACAGTAGCAGCACGACTACTGTTCAGTACAGTACCGCTTTCGTCTTCTATTCCTCTATAGTCTAGTCCACTAAACACTACCGTAGAGGTAGTAGTATCTGTAATATCAATTCCTACAGAAATTATGCTGTTGTTACTAGCAGATAGTACACCTCCTCCATCATAAACTAGCCCTGTCCCTACGTCCGCTTTTAGAATAACCAGACCACCCTTGCTGTATATCTGAATAGTTTTCATCCTTGCTCACACTTTGCTGTTACGGACAGATTTAACAAATAGAATACTGCACTAGGTGCATCAGGAACATAGTAGTCATACTCTATTTCAATTCTAGTTGTAGCACTTATTACGTTATTAGCAACTCCTACATCAGTATCCCCAAATTCGTTTTGGTTTGCAAAATCTACTAGTGTAAGCGGTTCTTGGTTAGGTCTCGCATCGAAGGCTTCAGTAAAACCACCAGAAATTGCAGTGGTGGGACAATTTACCACCCAATTAAAATATTTTGTCTGCAGTACAGTTCCTGAACTGTTTTTCAGCCTCACCCTCGCAATAAATCCTAAGTTGTGATTTCCTTGGAGAATTCGTGTAAAGCCAATTACAGTAAACGCAGATAGTTTAATTTTTACTAGCCCATCTTGGAAGGTAGGGTCGCTTGCCCCTCCTGCATATTCAAATCCAAAGAAGCTTCTGTTAGAGCTTGTGGCACCTATGGATTCAAATACATCCCATGCTCCTACACCAGGGGTACCGTTTGCTGCTGTAAAGAAAAATTCGGTTTGATAGTCTGTACTGCCACTTTGAAGATCTGTAGCATCAGGCCCGCCTGCTGTAGCCCAGTCATCATTCTGGTAAGCAGTCTGAATCATTTCCACTGCATTAGTGGGGTCTGTAAGACCAGATGAACTTATCACGTATGAGGATGTAGATAGGGATAGATTTCCTGTGGGGTCGCCTAGGTTTGAGCCAAATCCCCCTAGGAAAATAATGAGGTCAGCAGAACCAACAATGCCGTCGCCGTCAAAGTCACCAATTACTCCGTTGTCTGGGTTTGTGTATGTAGTCTCTGTTCCTAGCCCAGCCTCAACAACAGCCTGTATCATTTGCTGCAAAATACTCCCAAGGAAATCATCAAAGCTCATCGCCTTGTTCCTCTTGTCACCTGTATCGTATATAGGAAGTCTATAGTCTTCTGCGTCGTCTTGAAGGTCTTGTCCTGGAACTGTAGGATATGCATTGGCAGCTAATCCTATTTCAACCCAGTTATCTTCGCTTTCCCAATCGTCAAGTTCTATTGCGCTGTTTATATCTTCATCAGTAACAGAAACGTTTTCACTGCCTCCTCCAAGGACGGCACTCGCTCCTCCACTACTATGATCTAGACCAAACGGTTTTGTCTTGTAGACAAAGATTCTGGTTGAAGTGTCAAACCCATAAAATTGCTCGCTGCCTGTTATTACAGTACCTGTTAACCCAACTACTTCAGTAAAATCTGTTGCTGCATAAGTACCGTCTGCGTTAAAGTCGTATTCTGGAGAGGAGGTGCTGGTTGTTGGTTCATCGTCCACATCAAGAGTGCTATCAAAAGCACTAACCTCATTGTAAATCTTATCCCCATACAGAACGACTGCTACGTACCCATAGCATCTTTTGTTTTCGGGTACAGCATCTCTGTCGGAAAAATTCCGGAAAATACCAAACCCTTTTATACCACCCCCAGAAGTAGCGTCCTTTGACGCATCAATAACTGGATAGTCAGAGTTTACATTCTCAATTACATCAGCTAGCTTTATCGGCATCTTCTTTCACGATTAAGTAGTCCATAGCTGCAAGCAGAACATTAGGCTCAATCGTCAAAGTGCCATCATCTATAAGAGTGACCTTCTTTAAACGGATTTTCTGTTCCGTATTTAAAAGATCCTCTACTTGATCACGAAATGCCGAAGCATCTTCTTCACTTACTTCTGGCTCTCCCTTCGCATCTGTAGATGCTTTGGTTTTTAGAACTGCGATATGAGTCTCTCGTTGCTCTTCAAATAACTCTACTACAGGCTTAAGTTTTGAGATATTCTGAGCGAGCATCCAACTTGTTTTAAGTGGCAGCGTGTTAGTGCTGATTTGCTGGAAGGCACGGAAAACGTTGATACATTCTTTGAGTAACATGAATACTATTCTTTGGTATGCTAATATACATCAACCAATGATAACGATGTCAAATGCGTCGCCCGCAGTAGCGGCTGCAATGTATATCTTCGCCTTTTGAAGATCGTTGGCAATGAACTTGACATATACAATTTCATCACTATCGTTGGTGACTTGTACCAAGATTCTTTTCGTATTCAGATTGTGCGTTATTTCCGCATAGCCAGCAGTCACATTTGCTTCAGTCCACGCATATGCGTCAGACACAAACTTCTCTGCAATCTTGTTTTCTACAGAAGCTGCGTGGCTCCAGTTGTTGACTGCCCACACACTAGCACTGTGATCAAAGACAACTTTTGGATACTTATTAGCATCATCGGTAACGTAGCCTTTCTTAAATGCTTCAATACCTATGTCAGTAGCCAGCTCTGCAGCATCATCATAGTCAGCATCAAGAGCGTCATCAGCATTACCAAGTGTAATGATGGCGTCTTTCATGTAGATATTCTCCTGCTGCAGATTGATTATAGTGCCACCACCAAGCACAGTAAAGTCTCCTTTTACAAGCAAGTCACCAGTAGTCAGCTTACCTCTATCAGCGGTACTTGAGGGAGTGAAGGTGAGATCATTTGTATCAATCTGCACACCGGTTACGGTCTCGCCATTGCCGGCTGTGGTTAGAACCACTTTGTGTGCGTTAGCATCGGTGCCTTCGGCAACCCCAACGTTAGTAAAAGTCTCTGACGTTAGGTATGTTCCGCTAATATCAGGTATATCATCTGCTGTTAGATCTGCACCTGCAGTAACCAAACCGTTAGCATCATACGTTATCTTGGTCTTTGTAGCACCTGTGATAGAAGCATTGGCTGTGAGTTTGGCATTGATTTGTGTCTGTATGGCTGAGGTAACTCCAGCTACATACCCGAGCTCTGCGGATGTAACAGCAGAAACACCAACTTTACCCGATGCATCAGATACCAGCGCTTTGCTTGCAGTAAGGTTATCACTGACTATCGTTGTAGCACCACCCGTAATGGTAGCTTGCTTGGCGTTGATTTGAGCCTGTATTCCACTCGTCACCCCATCAAGGTACCCAAGCTCTGTAGCAGTTACATCGGATACTGCAACTTTTCCCGATGCATCAGAAACCAGTGCTAAGCTAGCCCCAAGATTGTCACTAACGATAGTAGTAGCACCACCAGTTATTGTGGCTTGCTTAGCATTAATCTGTGCTTGAATGCCGCTAGTTACTCCGTCTAAATGTCCAAGTTCTGTAGCAGTAACGTCTGAAACAGCTACTTTTCCAGAGCCGTCAGAAACCAATGCAAGTGATGCTCCCAGGTTGTCGCTAACAATGGTTGTTGCGCCTCCCGTGATAGTTGCTTGCTTACTATTAATCTGCGCTTGGATACCACTAGTCACCCCATCCAAATATCCTAACTCTGTAGCTGTGACATCAGACACGGCCACCTTTCCAGAAGCATCGGAGACAAGTGCTAGGCTAGTACCAAGGTTATCAGATACAATGGTAGTTGCACCCCCAGTTATTGTACTTTGAAAACCGGTTAACAGGGGTGGAGTATACGTAAACTCACCAGCTTCATCATACGTAAGAGTACCAGTTCCAGATGCTGCATTTTGAGTAACATCAAAGTCTGTAAGCTCGATTCCCCCTCCTACACCAAAGTCACCAATATATTTATAGCCTTGGATGTAGACTTTGTCGGTACCAGCAATAGACCCAGTCAGCGACGTTGAAGCTCCAAGCGTACCGGATTCGTTTTCGTTAACCCAGTATAGAATACCTGCCTGGTAATCAAAGTACCACTCTGCGGTATCATTACCCGGCTCAACTTGGAATACCTGTGCTCCCGTACTAGTTCCATTTGTACCTCCAACAGTTGTTGCAACAGCGTCGGTGCCATTCCAACCGGCGGGTCCAACATATACTTTGACCAAGTAGTTAGCACCAAACTCCGGTGGAATCCAGTCTGTTTGTCCTGTTGTCCAGGACCGCTTAAATCCACTAATATTCGTGTTCTGTGCGGCAGACACAGCTGTACATTGTACAGTATCTGCACCAGTGTACAGCTCGACTTGAGACGTATCCGCACCTGGGGGAGACGTAGGAATACTACCTGCTTCTCTCCACAGCTTATCCGCACGCAACAGCAATGGACTCGCTGTAGCTTCACCAAACGGATCTGTATTTTCAGACGTTTCAGTCTTAGCCTTACCAAAAGCTATCTTCTTGATAAGAAGATCTAGTTTCTCTTCAGTAGAAAATGATGACATTATTCAAGTATTAGACAGACCGAAGTCCAAGTTTAGAAACCTTATCTCCGGAATCTAGTTTGATTCTTACATAGATGTGCGAAGCGTACCCCCACCGGCTTGCACCTGCGTCAAGAGTAACTTCTCTATCAGTCTCGTTACCATCTAGCACATTAGCTGCGCCATCAGCAACACCCGCTGAAGGTACCCCTTCATCAGTAACTGCGCTTGATTTAGTGACATGGCAGCTCAACCATCCATTTGTTGCAGAAGCAGCAGTCTCAAGACTATAGTCAGTAGGAGCAGTGCTGGAATCAAATGTCTTTACTAAAATAGTATCAAATGTACCATTGACAAACAGCTTAATCTTCTGCGCAACATTGTTCGTATCAAGCGCAATCTTAAACGTAGCAAATTGAGAGCCACTTCTACCGCTTGTAGTATCCGGATTGTTTGTATCCGCAGGCAAGTAAGCGGTGTTACTGTAGTCTGTACCGCTCACGTGCTGAACCCCGTCTGGCAACACCATAGCATCTTTTACATCCAAGTTTAAAGATCCGCTTTGATTGTTGCCAAACTGCCGGCTCCAATCTCCAAGCGCCCCACTAGGATCATTAGTATAGGTACTTCCACTAGGTTCTGCTACCCGAATGCCATCTGTAGATCCTACTCCGTTGGAGATGCTATCTTCCATAACCAAACTATCGCTTTCGCTCTGAGTGCGGTCGCTGAACTGCATTAAGTAAAAAGCAGTGCTGGTATTAAAGTCTTGGTTCGCTAAGTTACCATGCACCGACTTGAAGTCATATCGCGGCCCGTTGCTACTGTCAGACAAGTCAGAAATAGCATTCAGGCTTTGAAGCGGTACATCTTTACCAAAGGTGTAATCTGCAAGTCCTGGCGCGACAGACGTGTTGCTTGTTACATCAGGGTGATCTGTGTAGGCAAGGGAGGTGCCTGCAGCAAAGCATCCATGACTATTACCTACCGCCCAGTTAAAGTCTGTAGCGTTATTAGTGGTTGCTCCGTAAATCTTGGCGTCTGACGGTACTATGTCTACAACCGTGCAGGTAATATTCATAGTAAAGTCATTATTACCGCAGTATTTAATACCACTGCTGTAGTAATACGCTGCTCCAGAACCGGGAGTAAGGGTGCTTGACATCACCTTACCCTCATTTGACTCGCTGCTAATAGCAATGCTATTTACAGAGTTAGACTCTTGATACCACAGCTTGTCGATGTTTGTAGTACCGTCTTCGGTAATTCGAAGTCTGTGGTAACCTACACTAATGCTGGATCCTGTATAGCTCCAAGCCAAACTTGTAACACCGGTGTAGAAATCCTCACCACTACCCGACGTAGGAAACCCTTCAGTCACCTTAGTCAGCGTCAAGTCTGACGTGGTAACAGTATCATCTGAATCGTCTGCAGCAAGGGTAGCAGTCACATCATCTAAACTATCTTTAGTCAGCTTAGCTTGGTACTGAACGTTCTTAAGATCTGCAGTAGGTGAAGTAAGCACAGTTTGGCTTAAAGCAGTATTACCGTTCCTCCAGTTTACTATGTCTCCTGCGCTAAGACTACCAAGCCCATTTACGGTGTGCGCAGTGTTTGTTACTCTGTTCTGGTTCGTGCTGGGAGTACTAACCACCCACTCGCTATTAGCTCCTGCTACTTGAGTAGCAAAGGTCTGTGGCGCTGTTGGAACTAAAGCACCCAACGTTTCATTCAGCTGATCAATAGCATCTACAATTAACGTATTTGCAGTAAACGATGCGATTGCAGGACTATTGTCTATTAAGGTACCGGAAGAAGGACTACCTAAAGTAGTGCTTCCCGCAGGAATCCAGTTTGTGCCTGCAGGATGGCCCCACTCATTACCAGAGTCGTTATTGCCGGTAATGATGCTATTACCTGTCCCTTTAAAGATGTAGACCTTGCCAGTATCTTTTGCAACAACGATAGACCCCGTACGTCGGGCATTTACCGGGATTGCAATGAGATGATCATTTGCAAAGTCGTCTACAATATGCACTCCTGCAACATTATCCCCGACCACATCCACAATCGGGTATGCGGTGTTTTGATTTTCAATTGTATCACCAAATTTAATTGCCATAGCTTATGTAGTAAGAGTGATTGTTAAATCGATATCGTCATCAAATGCTCCGGTCTGGATAGACCTATAAACATTGTAATTTCTTGTGGCAGTTCCTGCTGTTTGGTTAAACCCACTTCCACCGTTGTCGTATAAGACAAAGCTATCAGTGTAATCGGCAACCCCTAAGCCGCTAGTAGTAGCAGCTATTTCTGTAGCTGTAAAGATACTCGGAATAATTAAGTAAGTGTACTTAGTAGTATCCGCAGTATTACTGCTGCAAGCAAAGGTAATAGTTTGCGATGGCTCATTAGGGTCAGCGTCCAAAAGTGTTCTCACTTGGTTGCCTGTGCTAATAAGGGATGCTATATCGCTAACTGTTGCGCTAGTGTTCGCGTAGACATATACAGGATGCCTGTAAATAATCTTAGTCTGTTTTGTAATCGGAACTAAGGAACCCGTGCCATCTGTTAGATAACCTAAGGTGTGCGTGACTGTGTACTGCAGTCCATTGCTAGTTAAAGCACTGCCAGAAGGTGTTATATGGTTGCCTGTAGAAGCATTGTATGGGCTTGAAATATTAGACCAGTTAGGAGTACTGTCAATCAAAGAAGTTCCCTGATTGTAGTTGTAGGTAACCTCTAGTCCTGCAGTACTGTCTAGGTTTCCAATATTTGAAATAGTATAAATAAAGCCTCCAATAACTCTGTTGTCAAGACCAGTCTGCACAACATAGTTTTCTCCTTCGATTATATCAGGGAAGTTGGTTGACGACGGAATAACAGATACAATAACTGGCTCTAAGAATGGAGCTAGCAGGTCTTGAATAATCGTTTCTAAGTTCGTTCCTGCGCTGTATGTAGTTACACCCGCAATAGCATCACCAATAGAGTTGGTGACAACCAAATCAGAACCTAATTCAAACGAAGATGCAGAACCACCAGAGCCAGCACTAACAGAAAGAGATAACCGATTCTCACTAATAGTAACGGTGTTATTACTTTCTGTAATTTTAACCACATTAGCTATAGGCTGCGTTATGATGATTTTGTTTGCCATCACTCAGTAACCTGTGGCTTGACTTTGAATTTCCCTTCAATGATTCTTTCTACGGAAGAGTCACTGTGCACTAGTTCTAGGTCATACACTCCCTGGTTAAAGGTCATTGCATCAGTAGTACTCGAAGGAATAGTCAGAGTGAACTTGCCGATATCGTCTCCTGATTGTGTAGGAATATCGAAGTGAGCTAAATACCCTGTGTCTGCAGTATCGTTACTAGTAGCCCGATACACAAACTCCGTGTCTGTAATATGGTCTTTTACAGCCATACGCACCCTAGCACCAGTTAAACTGATTCCTGCATTAGAACTGTTCTTATACACAAATGTGACCTCGTGCTGAGATCCCTGCTCTACTATGAAGTTGTATTTACCAGATGCCATTACAATACATATTCAAAAACGTTTGGTTTGCCCCTACCGTTATTCTCAATAACTGTATAACCTGGACTACTATTCCAACCATTACTCTCTGAGTAAAAGTTGCCTGTAAATAAAGGTGCTACAGCAATTTGGCGGTAGTTTGCTTGATCTACGAGTTTTTCTTCTATAGTAGAGTATACTCTTTTTCCTTTGCGGGAATGCCAATGGCCTCCTAACATAACATTGTACATACCCTGCTTTCCATGCTCCCAAAAAGCCTTACCTAAATCACCTTTAGATATGTTGTAATGATTGTGGGTAAGCAGGTAGAATATACCGTCTACTTCTATTCCTAAAAGTAAAGGATGATGCTCAATATTTAAAGCAGTGTTTTCTTGCAGCATATAAGCAAGAAGTGACGCCACAGAACCTTGAGGGTCTCCAGTTAGTTTTGGGCTTGTCCTGTCGTGGTTTCCACTAACTATAGCAACCCTGACGGCATTATTTAAACTGGTCAAAAAGCGTTTGAGGATCGTATACGCTGTAATCACTATGTGCGAACCGTATCCATCCTTTTCTAACTCTTTCCAAGTTGATTCGTGGTTAATACCAGTAAAGGATTCTATAAAATCTCCTAGCAAGCATACCGTAACCTTCTTGTATTTGTGAGTATTTACGTTAGTAGCAACCTCTTGTAGTCGTGACACTACATCCTTAGTACTGAAGCTAGGGGTATTCCCTATAGCGTCTACTTGTGCACCTATGTGAAAGTCGCTAAGAACAAGCACACACTCGTTTGTACCTGGTTGAGTGTAAATCTGAAAACCATCTACACTGGTATTCAAGTCCTCTTTGATTCTTGCCCAATCAACAGTTGACACTTTGGGCGTTAAGTGAACTTTTACCTGATAGAAGGTTTTAGAACCTGTTTTTGTCGGAGCATCCCAACTGTTACAGGTATAGCGTTCTACTTCCCAAACATTTAAGTCTACTTTAAAGTGCTTTATAGCTTTATCTAAAGAGTCTATTTGCTCCGGTCCCTTGTAGGTCAGTACAGCATCTTTAGAAGATAGTGATTTACCTGTACAGGATTTAGGGCCGTTGCGTAACTCTCCTATTTTTCTACGTAAAGTTCGATGACTTAAAGAAAGGGTATCATAATCTAGCAGAATAGTAGACGCAATCTCTGAATGAGATTTTTCTGAATACCTGTTACAGTAGTCGGCTATTATTTCTTCTAAGCTCATGCTTCAGAAATACTATACCTTATTTTGATTCGGTCTACAGGAAGAGTAGACCACAATATATTATTCCTAGCAAAAGTCCAAGAACCTGTACCTAGAGAAGACGACGTTGCTGTAGTAATGAAATTAGTTTGATTCAGTTCTAGCGTAGGGAACAGATCAATTTCGTAGTCTGAAGCTGTAATGCCTTCATTAGCAGTAAACGTAATCGTTATTGTCTCTGCAGCATCGTCTGGATCCCAATGGTTAGGGGACACTGACAAGGATCCAACAGTAGCTAAATCCACCGGGGTGTCAGATACAGCTTCAAAATATATAAGATTACTTACTCGTTGGGATACCCAGCTAGTTTTAAAATACAAATCTCTGTCTACAGTAGCAGGTAGTGTTACTGCAGTAGAACTCATAAATCCACCGTTGTCAGGTACAGAAATGGAAATGGTTTCGCTGACTTCAGGAACCCCACTAAAATCTGAAGATGTGTAACCCTCTACCTTAATGGTGCTGTTATATACCTGAGAATACAGGCTGTAATAGATAAAGCCGGATGACGCAGGCTCATTCAACCGGAAGTTTACTACGTCAGACGGCTCAAAATCTACAGTAGTAGTAGTAGTACTATTAACCCAAACACTTGCTGCAGAAAGAGTAGCGGTTTGATTCGATGTAGGTAGAGTAAGAGTATTCTTTGCCTCTAGGACATAAAATACCAATGCTACTGTACTATCAAAGTCGTCAGACAGATTGACGCTAGAAACATATGTGCCATTTGCTTGAAGCGAAGTAAAGTCTAGACTGTGTGTAGAGACAGTGGAGCCATTTGACACCAGAACCTTTGCAGTAAGATCTGCTAATCCTTTCTTTTGCCCAGAATAGCTAGGGCCACTGCTAAGTGTTTGGAAGCTGTAATCAGTGGTTACAGGGGATATAGAAAACCCTACTTGATTATTAGGAATGAGCGGATTGTACTCAGATGTGTATAGCGTAACATTCAAGTGTTTAGCCGCACCTAAGCGAAAATCATAGGTTCTCCCTTGGTGAAGCAGGGTGTCAGCAACCGCGAGAAGGCCATCATTATTTAAATCTCCTAATGGAACATCTGGGAATGTTGTAACCAACCCTACAGAATCAGATGACTCTAGAGTTCCTAACGAATATGGTGACTCGCTGTACCCTAGCTTAACGGCTTGAGTGATAGCACCAGCTAATGCTGTAGTCACGGTGATTACTCCTGAATATGTATTCGGTATAGTAAAGGAGAAATCAGCATCATTATCCTCGGCATTTACTAAAACAATATTTGATGCAGAGTCTCCATATTGAGTGCTGATTACTGCATTAACCTCATATCCTGTTATTGGAGATAAGTCAGAAACACCGATAACCTCAAACGTTATAGTTCCCCCAGGAGAATATGTTGCTGTAGTGTTTTGGTATGTAGTAAAATTACCATCATAGTACACCACATCGTAAGTGACGACAGGAGGGGTGTAGTCATCAAAGCCTGGATCTTCGGGGTCGTCTACATAGCCGTTTTTAGCTGTGTAGAGGAGGGTATTAATAAAGAAATCTTGCTTATCACAATCCCTATGCAGATCATACTCTGCCTTAGCAATATAGATTGCAGATGCGCCTGAGAAGTACTCATCTAGAGCAACATTCAGGTCTGTAGTAGTATCGTAGTCAGCAGGTAAGAAAAACATTAAGAACAGCCGCAAATACAGGTGCAAGAACTTCCGGTACAGATGTTAGACATCAATGTGACTTTTCGTTCTGCTGCTGTATAACGGGCTGCATTAACATCAAGTTGTGCACCTGTTCTAAGTGACACTAGCTCTTGCAGTGTCTGTAATTGCTGGGTCTCTTTACACTTATCGCATGAACTAGCTAAATAAGTGTCGAGCTTGGTAGAGATGCACGTATCTATAGTAGCTAAGTACAAAGTGTACTCGTCAAAACTATAGGTAGTGCCTCCAAATGAGTAGTCAACTTGAAAACGATAAAGACCGTCCGGAAACGTACTGGTAGTTATCGAGGGAACTTTGGACGGAGTAATCTCTAACGGATTACCCCAAGGTTGGGCTAGAACATAATTGTATCCTGCATTAGATACAATCGCTTGTTCCTCAGCAGCATTTGCTCCTGTAGAAGTGTCTAACAGAGTTTCTTCCTCAGGAACAGTATGTCGACTTGGAGTATTGACCTTAAGAAGTAAATCTTCACGTGCCGTGGCGTTAGGGGTGTGATCCTGTAATTGGAACACACCCCCGACAACCTTAATTCTCCAATATCCTGTAGCCATAGTTTAAGGCTTATGCCAAGAAGGTATCCAACGTACCGTTCAAAGTAGTGTTAGAAGCAAGGGTATACAAAACAATCTCGTGAATGTCTGTACGGTCCCCATGCGTCTGCTCTACAAACAAACAAGTCCGATCGTATGTATAGGCTCCAGTAACAACTGCAGGCTTTACTACGTTGGGTCCAGCAATGTTAGTCACACCTTGAATAGGAAGAGCAGCTTGAACTTCGGCATTTACATCAGCTGCAGTACCAATAGTAAACTCAGCTGGAGTAGCGTTAGTAACAGCACTAGATGCATCATTAGCTGCACCTCGCATATTAACGTTCAAAGGCATTGTGATTTGAATCACAGTAGTAGCACCACCCTTCTCAGCAGCTTCAACATCTTTGAAGATATCACGCTTAGAAGCATTGATGGCAATAACTAACTGATCAACAGCAGCAGCGTCATTAGCTGCTCCTACTGCTTCAAAAGTCGCAATAGTAAACTTCTCACGGCCTTCAGTAACATTAATCAGCTTAATGTATGCAGAACCATCAGCTTCAATCTTAGGAGTAACCTCCAGGATTTGCTGAGTGCCATTATTGTGATCTTCAATTGTAGATGATTTTACATCTGCTCCTTTAAAAAGCAAAGAGCTTCCTTCACCAGTTTGAAACTGAAAAGTTTTAGCTGCAGAATCAGCAGCATTAATAGCAGGCCATGGTGCACTGCTAACAGTAGCAGTACCATCAACAAAAGCGACAAGTTTACCGGGATCTACAGTTGTAGCAGTGGCGGCGGCGTCATTAGAGACGAGAACAGTCTTAGTATGAGACATTTGTATGTATTAAAGAATTAGAGAATTGTCAATTATGCGACTGTTGCTGCAGTATCTGTAGCTGCAGTTGATACGTTACCAGAAGTATCTGTAATAGTGGCGGTCGCAGTAAGCGTTACAGACGCAGCATAGCTATCGGCGGTTACGCCAGTATTTATTACACGAGCAGTAGTCGCATCAACAGCTACATTAATAGTAACATCTGCTTCTGAACCACTGCTGCTCAGTACAATTGTACCGTTAGCTGCATCAGAGGCAAATGAGCCAGCAAGCGATACGAAGATTGCATCTGCATCACTAACATCATAAGTACTAGCAGAAGTCCCTTCCGCATCACTTGCAAATGCAACTGAAGTAAACGCGGCCGGAGCAGTTAAGTCAACCACTGCACTGCCGAACATCTCTTCTAGCACCTCAAGTAAGTTGCTGTCACCTTCGTCATCAGCAATACAGATCCGCACGACTTCGTTCACTTTGCGGCGATTTGGAAGTGATTTTTCAATTTCGACAGTATAGATGCTGTAGTCAAGCCCTGTGCCAGTAGCAGAAGCAGGCACTACAATTGGAAACTCGTATTGATTGTAAGCACCCGCACTGATATATGCACGAGTCTCCAAATCAATGACATTTGATTGTTGGCCTAAGCGCCCATTGTTATCGCCAGAGACACTAACAGTTAAAGCGTCGTCACCAGTTACAACTACATCGCTTCCACGAGGAGTCACTGTGATAGCAACGTCTGATCCACTAACAGCCATTGTTACGTTCTTAAAACGCTCTGTATCAGAACGTCCTGCGAAGTTGGCTACTATTTCGGTAGCGTTTTTGCCTGTCACGCCTAAAACATCGTATAACTCTACGCCGTTTTTTGCTTCTAAACGAATAGAGTTCATGGATGCCACGATATTACCTACTGTAATAACTTGATTAGTACCGGCATTTGGCTGAGAGAACTTGATATTTTTAATATCACTCCGCAAAAACTCTGTACTACTTAACGTGGCTAAACTTCCATCAGGTTGAGTATGAGCAGCAGTAAGCTTGATAAGACCATTTAAGGCTCCAGAAGAGTTACCAGCAATAACAGCTCCATCATGCTGCACAAATAGCTTCCCATCAGTAGCCGCATTTGCAACACTTGTGGCTAAGCAGTTTGCTGCAGTAGAGTCGATGTCGCCGCGTACAACAAGAGTAGTTTCAGTAAAACTCATTATTCAGATTTTGATTGTTCAATCGAATTTGTTTGGTATCTAGGAGACTCAATAGCCTCTATAATATTCTTTACTGCTAGGTCCACAATCTCTTGGTGAGTGTGGGTTGCAAGCTCGCAATCTAGGGACGAAGATAGGTTAATCTGTACCGGATTGCGAATATAGTCGACGAATACCGTTTTTAATATATACTTTTCGCCATCCTGGAAGACTCTTATTTCGTCATCATGGATGAATCCAGAAGGTGCTACTTTGCTGGGTTTGGCGAAAGGATTCTCTATATGAGAATACATTTGATCTTGCTCTACTATACGAAGTTCCCGCTTAACTAAACTATCTGACGTGCTAACTGCAGTCTTACAATTATTAGTATGAAACTCTATTCTAGCATTGATTAAAAACATGTAGTCTACCGGAAGGTCGAAGTTCACAAACTCCAAAGCAGAGTTTGGAACAACGCCATCCGTGTAGTCTACCGTAATAACTAAGCGCAGGTCATCAACACGTTTTTGCAACTTGCTGAATCCGAGCTTTTTGCTATCAAATACAGGTGCCAAGCGATGCTTTATATATCGATCCTGAGCGCGGTTTAACCAAAAGTCAACCTCTTCAGGAAGGAAGTAATCGTAAACTGAGGATGCTACCTTTTGCAATCCCTGGTCTACGGCATAGTGCATCTCTTGTACAGTCATTTATGCGTAAGCCTTTAGTTTGGCTTTTATAGAAGTTAAAACATTGGAGTTCTTCTTATCCTTCAAAAACAAAATTGCTGCCTCCATAGAGTCTCCTAAAGATACATCTCCGTCGAGTATTGTATTCCCTACTTTTCTCAATACTTCTGTAGTCAGGCATTCGTTAATCAAAGACGTCAAGTCTAAGTTTTTATCTGTAACGATATCTAGGAAGTACTGAGGGTTGTCCTCAAGAAGTTCTTCTAACTGCAGCTCCTTCTCCTCAGCTTTTAAGTCTTTTGGTTTGTATCCATAGATAATAAGAACCTTGTCCATACGGTCAGAGTTGTCAGAAAGCTTGATATACTCCTTGTAAGCACTCTTACGTAAGTCTAAGCCCATCTTAGCCTGCTTCAGCTCTCTGCGGTTATCAGACAAGTAATACTGATGCTTCTTACTAGCAGACAAGTCTTCTTCATCCTGCACCACATATGGGTGGGCTAAAGCAAATTTGTAGCGAATAAAATCAGCACGGTTCAAAGGGTAGCCCTCTTCGTCTACTCCAATTTCTAAATCGACACCTCCCATAGGAATTTCCACTGTGAGATTCAGGTAGTAGTCTTTACAGGCTCTACCAAAGTTTGGGTCTTCTGCGCTTACGCCTAAAACTTCTGGCAGCAACTTTCGCTGTTCCGCAAAAGTCAGACCTCTAATGATATCACCGCTTCCGGTGTAAACAGATCCAATACGACGTTTGGCTTCGGTGTAAATGTCATCCGGAAGGTTTGTAGGGTTCGGGCGACGGTTAAGTGTAACTATATGTGACATATCTATTGTAACTAATGGGTTTCTAGGAATGAAAAAGGGGAGAGGGTACATTTCCCTCCCCCCTTTCTCGGTTTTGTAAGTCTAATTAAGACTTAGTGCACTCTAAGTGCAAGCAATTGGTAGCGCGACGAATCGCAACACCACACTCCTTCATGAAGTGGACAGAAGATCCGTCAACATCAGTAGCGCGGAGAGCGTTACCACCAAATCCTGGAGGAACACTAGCACCTGCAACTGCCCAACGAATCAGCTCACGTCCCTTACGAGAAATGTACTGAACATTCTTCTCTCCATCGTATGTGCTCATATCGAGGAAGATCATCCGATAGCTCTCCATAGGGAGACCAGTGACCGGGTGACGATCAGCATTCAACGCACGAGCACCATGGTCAAACAAGGGCAAGTGGCGAACAGTGATGGTATGACCATCAATGTGCTGATAAGAAGTAAAGAAGCCACCAAGCTGCAAGTTGCTTCCGCTTCCGCTGATAAAGCTACCTGGGTCAGTGTTCTTAATGTATTGTCCTGAGCTAATCTCAGACTTCATAGCATTGTCGAACTCTTCCATTCCACCGATACCAGTGAACAGAACGATGTTCATCTGCTGAGCATCGGTAGCTCCATACAGAGCATCACGAACAACAGACTTCAACTTAGAAGCAGTCAACTGAGAGTATGTATCCACGTTAGGAATCTGCTCAAGCACACCAGAACCAATGGTAATTGGCTTGCCGTTGTCATCCTTCAAGTGAATAAGTCCGTTAGCATCACGGTTGTACTGGCTGTACCACAGTGCATACTCAGACTCTTCCTTCCAACGCAACATATGCTGATACTCCTCAAAGTCGTACCACAAGTTGGTTGAGCGTCCACCAACATTGAACTCGAAGTTCACAACGCGATCAGGCATGTTGCCTTCATACGCATAAGACTTACGGATCAAGCTGATTTGGTTACGCATCTTGGAAGGAGCAACCCAATGGCTTTCGTTTCCGCGAGATCCGCTCATTGCAGCTGGAGCATACAATTGAACAAACATCTTGTTTACGAAAGTGTCAGAAGCAGCAGTTGCTGCACCATCGGAAGCAACAAGCTGAACGCTATACTCATAGCCGTCGGCTACGGGAGTAGGGTCATCCATCACACGCACTTGAGTTCCATCAGGAGCCTCCAAGATGTATTGACGCACGAACCAACGCTCAGGGAACGTTAACTTGATCCGGGTGTGGTTTGCACCTTGACCAGATTGTCCAGTACACTCAACAGCCTTGTTCATACGACCCATAACTGGGTAATCGTACTCAACGTCGTTGATGTATTTAGTAGCGCCCATGCCTTCAGTTAAAAAGCTAAGCGGGAAACGCTTGTCTTCTTGACCAGAGAGATGAGTGATAACAGGAGACAGCACATCAGGCTGAGTGAGGAGAGCAGCAGCTAAGCTGTTCTCGTCAGTCATCGAGGAGCTGTTAAAGGTGTCTTCGTATAGACGAAGTTTTTTCAAGTTGTCTGCGGACATGTGTAGTAATTATATAAAGGTTAGAGTAGTTCAGATAAACTGGGCAGCTTATTGCCTTTACTAGAGTTTTGTGTACCACCTTTCATCCGTTTGGAAGCAGGCTGGTTGTTCTGCAAACGCTTCTTGAGATTCTGAGCCTTTTGAGTTGCTTTAACGCCTTGAACTAACTTGTTCAAGTCAAACTTTTTATAGAGTAAATACTCCATAGCCAGTTGAGTTTCTAAATCCATTCCTTCTTGATCAAGCATGCGCTGTGTGCGTCCTTGATTGTCTTTGGCATCACTCATCCAAGAATAAAACTTAGACTTGTCAGATTCAGGAACTGTGAATCCTCGTAGCTCGCCTTGCTTAATAGTATCTTGAATATTGACCCATTGCTGCTGCACTTGTTGCTGATATTGCTCAGCTTCTTTCCTTTGAGACTCAACCACATTTTTGGCTTGGCGCTCTTGAATGACCTTCAATTTAGACAAACCGCGATTAGCATGTTTTTCTAAAATACCTGCATCAATGTAATCTTGAACAGTTTCTGAAATTTCTTCCTCGCTGTAATTCATCATACGCAGATGTTCTTGAACTACTGCACGTTGGGTGCTTACGTCGTCTGCTTCAATTTCTAGGGAGTTGTAATCCACTGTTGGTGAAGAAGCTTGGAAGTATTTTTTGGGGTCGCCGCCGTTGTAGCGAAACTGCAAATACTCTTGAACATCTGGAAACTGAGAAAATACAGAGTCTAGTTGCTCTTTTGCCATCTCTCCCGCTACAGTTTGAGTAAACTGTGCTACTCCATCGTAGTCTTCGGTAAAATCGCCTACTACATCGTAACCCATTTTCTCTTTCAGAACATCGATTACCGTAAGGCTATCTGAAGCATCCTCATCTTCTCGCTCAGATTCGATAGGAGCTTCAGGTGTGTTTTCTGTGTTATCGACTTTTTCAGGTTCTGAAACTTCTTCAGGTTGTTCCGCAACACTTTCTTCTGATACCTCAGCTTCTGGTAAGGAATTCTCTGCTTCTTCAGGTACCGATGATTCGGCTGAAACCTCCTGTTCTAACACCGGAGCAGGCGCTTTGTCATCAATAAGGTTATTGAATGACACTTGGCTTAAATCAAGCTTTATTTCTTCTGACATCTATACAAAAGTATTATTTATACCAATAATTAGGACAACTCTGAATACCTATAAAAACCTGTTTATTATATCAACTTTTTGAACGCGCAGCGTCTACTTTCTTACGTTCTATTTCTAATCTTTGACGATCAATGTCGTCTCGCCGACCATTCCCATCCGCATCGCTGCTCACTTTAGTAGCGACTTTCATTCGTTCCACCTCTAGTTTGACCACGCGGTCTTTCTCGTTTTGGTCTGCCTCAAATGCCTGCTGCTGATTCTGAATCTGTTGTTGAGCCTCAGCTACTTGCTGTTGTTGCTGTTGTTGCATCTCTTGTTGCATCTTCTGAAGCTCTTTTTGCTTTTCGTCTACCTCTTGTAAGAGCTTTTTGACTTTACTGAAGTTGTTACTATCAATAATTTCAGCAACTGTTGCTGGTTGCTGACCATTTTGAGCAAACGCCATAGCCAATCCTTTAAGCTGTTGCAGCTTATCCATTTCACGACTACTGCTTTTGACAAAGACTCCGTACTCAGACTCTTGATACTCTTCGGGATCGATATTGAGCAAGGCAGTTCTTAAATCGCTCGCGACATACGTCATCTTTTTTCCGTCTCTCCAGGCAATCTTGCTTGTGTCTAGCAACCCAGCATACTCACGCTCCATAAAAGCCTCAAACCTTCTAAATATTTCTTCAGAAATAACTGAAGATTGGAAAATAGCGCGTTCGGTAGTGCCAACGCCGTCTGAAGAATTGACCTGACCCTTACGCTGCCTAGAAACACCGACCATTTCTTCCCACTCTGTCTTAATGGCTTGAAGAAGCTGGAACTGGGCAGCGATATATTGCCCCAAAGACATATCCAATACTTGGTACTGGTTAAATGTAACCCTCTCTCTGTTTTTGCCCTCTGCAGTAGAATCAACAAAAGCAAATCCCATGGCATCAGCGTAGTACATGAATTTTTCCTCATCCCAGCCGTGTCGTTTTGGGATAGTATTCATTTCCATAAGCATAATCTTGTCCTTGTTTTTAGCAATGGACAATTCTAAGCGGTAGTGGAAGACATTGTACAAGACCTGGTAGGCCAAGCCCATAGAAATGATAGATATGCTGTCAGAGTGCCTGTTACTGTATACTCTGCCATTGTAGGGCATCTTACACACAGACAAGTTGTTCATTTCGTTGCGTTGCACAACATGGGGATTCATACTGACATAAATGTTATTGTCAATTTGATATCCTTCCCAAACCTCATTTACCCAGAAATATTTTATTTCTTGGCCCTCGTCTTTTTTGTACGTTTCGTCGACCACCATCTCTTGAGGAGATCCCATCTCATCTGTATAGGATAGAATGCCAACTCTAGCAAAACTCTTCCAACAAACATGAAGCACTTCCACCATCCGATCACTTTCGTCATCTTCCGGCTTGTTGACGAACATGCTTTGGTGTCCTCCGTAGCCATCTCTATATTTTCCATGAGGAGCTTCTAAATTGTCGATGTCTTTAGGAGACAGCACATCGTAAAAACGATCAACTACCTCATTTACACTCATAATCTTGCGACGCACAACCCAATCAGCGTCTTCAATGTAGTCCGTATCAGGAGACTTCTCATAGTCGATATCCAAGGGGCTTACGACTTGATAGTCCACATCATTCATGCATACATCCTTATAGGTGTAGCATTCACCGGCAACTAACCAGTCGAAAAACAATTTTTGAATGTTGTCTTCTAGACCGAGCCAGTCAAAAAGATAGTTCAGTGCTTCCTGACCTACAATGGCTCTAGAGTCTCTGTAGTTAGAAAGAACTTGTTCCTGATAGTTCTTAGGGTCTTCTTCTGGAGCGTCAGGTTCTTCTCCTTTAGCTTTGCTCATCTCTGAAACAAAAATCTGTTCCAGATATTCTTGGTACTGCTTCTGCCGATACTGGTCAAATCGTGATTGTATGTCTGCATTGCGAACAACTACTTGGTATGCTTGGGGACGCTTTGCTTTTTCTCCTAGCAGTAAGTCTACGACAGGCTTTAGGATATTATAATTGCGTAATCGCGCAGGGAAGTTCTTCTTAGCCCAAGCCTCGCTATTGTAGGGGTTTGTAACATAGTTGTAATCAGACTCCTGAATATTACCGTTGTAAGCCTCGTAATACTTTTGAGTAGTATGTTTGGTGCTACTACTAAATGCAGACCTATTAATAAAAGCCCTTATAGTGTCTTTAGCCCAATCTTTGGTTTTACGTGATCGGGGGACTTTTTGTTTAGGTATATGCATTTTCGGTATTATTAGAAGAAGTCACGATTAAAAAAGCTGTTGGCGTCATTCTGCTCTGCTTTTTCGACTTCTAAATTAGATAAGTCTTTCAAGTGGAACATACCTACAAGCATTGCAGATACCCTGTCAAAGTTACCTCTAGAGTTGTATTTAATTAGTTCGTCTATTAATGCAATATCGTATATATAGTGCAAGTTTAACTTAGCTTCTCCTGTTTCTGTCTTGCCCCTCTTAGTCTTCAACCAGTCTCGTAAGTACAGCTCTGCTTGGCTTTTACGCTCTTTGCTACCCATGCTCATGCCGTACTTTCTTCCAAGCTTTTTGATTTTAACATTTTCAGATTTGTCAAAAATCTCAGCTTCTGGCATAAGCATATGTAGTTGCTTTGTACGCTTAGCGTATGGTATTACTTCTCCCCGGTCATTCTCAAATCCTATACGGGCGTTATAATACTCTGAAAGCAAAAATAGTGAATTATTGTATTCATCCTGAGAATCTGGTCGTCCTACATAAGATGCTACAATCATATCGTCAGGACTTGAGATAGAATTGACTCTTTTTATTACATAAGCTGCTCCCAAAGAAGTGCCGTAGCCATCTTGTGCATACGGGTCGTGGACAATAATGTACAGATCGTCAGGTGTAGATCCTTGCGAGTATGGTGCTTGGTAAATCACTACGCATCCTCGGATATCATCTCCTTTTTGAGCAGGAAACTTTTCTATAGGGCGCAGCATGTCATCTGGCATAAACTTTAGACCTTTTTTGCCTGTGATTAGTTTGCCTGCAACACCAATATTCCTGTAAGCCCCAGAGCGCATGAGTTCATTGCGCCATTCTAAAAGTTGAGCAGAAGGAAATATGTTAGAGGTGTGCTGCATAAACGCCTCCTTAGGTGTAAAGGGATACTCTGTAATATGCTTATCTAAAACACCTCCGTCTTTTGTGTCTCTCTTAATCTGCTCACGTCGTGCTTCTTCAGCTTGCTTTGCATTCTCGATATTACTGTTGCCCTGGTTGTCCATGTACCCCACCATGTTTTTGTAGGCTGGAAAAAAGAACCCGCAGTTAGAATGCTCTGAGCCATTGTCCCAAGTATTTTGTACAGGTAAAAGATTGTATGCTAGAGGGTTATAAAACATTGACTCAAAGTCTATAGTTCCACCAGACATGTCTCCACCAGTACCAAACAAAATCATTTGGCCTGTTGTAATTCCGCCATCCTCAACTGTCGGCTTAGTTGCCAAAAATGAAGCTTTGAGGTTGTCGAAAGCTCCGCACTCCTCGAATATCACAATGCTTGCATCTTTACCACGAGCTGCATCAGGGTTGTCTTTAAATGTAATGGCTTCGACTTCGGATTTATAGCCCTTCTCAATAGGCTGCCCACCGACGTACTCTAAAAAGCTAGCCCTTCTGTGATTCTGCTTATCGACAACTTGTCGTCGCTTGCCCCAGCCGGTATGCTCGTTTAAGAAGTTCATATTGTCGGTAACCATAGCCATGATTCCCTTCGGGTACAAGTACTTTTTGTCAAACGCACAAAGTAAAGTGTAGCTGTTTCGATCATTATTGAACGTGTTAGCTACTAAAGCAGCATTCTTGTATGAAAATCCCTTACGTCTAGCTTTACCTACTATCAAATGCCGACCTCCAGACATAAACTCAGGGTCGACAACAGTCGAAAGGTTTAAGCTTTTGTATTTATCTGCAGTAATGCCTTCTCTGGCAATGTTTTGCAGCCAAAAGTATTCGTAGTCTCCATCCCAGAAGTTTGGGAAAGCAACAATCTTTTTATTTCCCTTAGCGGTCAGTTTAATCTGAACGAAGTTCAGGTAGAAGTAGTGGTGACCGGTAATGGTTGTGTCTCCTACAGTATAGCCGTGGGTACAACGACGAAGTCGTTCGGCCCAGTACTCATAATGACCTGCGGTTCCTTCTGGCTGGCTACAATAGTACCCATGCTTCAGGAAGTGTTGAGCGTCACGACAAAACTCTTGAGTATTGACCAGCATCAGTCTTCAAACATTCCTTTTTTACCTCCTCCCTTAATCCGAGTATCACTGGCTTGCTCTTTCTTTATTTTCTCTTCTAGGGTCGAGATGTTGTCTATTACCTTAGGCAGCTTTTCTCCGATTTCTAGCATTCGTTGCACACTACGCACTAATCCGTCTAAGTCCTCAACTTCATCTTGCTTTAGCTCTCTCTCTATACGTATACGCAATGTGTCAATAAGCCTTGAACTGGTCAACAAACCTTCACGGATCGAGGTCAGTGTTTTAATTGTTGGAGTCTGTGCAAATTTGAGATACTTCTCAATGGCTGCTTGCACTTTGAGATCTGGGACGTAGTCCTCCGCCAAACCTAAATCTTTACTTACCCGGATCAACCGCTCGTCAGAAGCATAAATAGCATAAGGGCTTTTGTGGTCGTGCATAAAATAGATGTACGCCAACTCCCGCACACAACCTTGCTTACTTTGACTTCTGTCACGTTTATACAAAGCTTTGAACTCTGGTATCAGCTGCACTTCGGGGTCAGGAACGACCTTAAACTTTTCTTCTCTTAGTAAGCGCATGATTGAGGTTGTATAAACGCCTAGGTTTCACATAAAACTTGCCTAAGTATGGCATACGTACTTGAGAAAAGTCTCCCTTCTCCATAGTCTGGCAAAGAAACTTAAACTGGCTCTCTACTATATCCTGAATCTCTACCAGGCTCCCACCATTCTCCTCTACAATCTCTAAGCAGATTTCTTTTTTTATTTTATTCGTTCTAGCCATATATAGTATAGTCTAATAAATAGCAAAACTCCCCTATAGAAAGTTGACTGTCGTACTGCACACATTGAAGACTCATCAGAGATGCTATACGCATCTCAAAACTCAGAACTACGTCCAGGTCGTACAGCTCATAACTAAGCTGGTACTTTGGAGTCTGAGAAGATGAACTTAAAGGTAATGGAGTCAAGATCAGAGGGGGGTTTAACAATAGGTATATAGCGGTAGACTCCTTTAGAATCCTTACCAATAATTTTCTTGTCCTTCAAGCTCTTTACGTAGTTGTTTAATACACTTACGCTTTTGAAGTTCATAGCATCAGAAACATACTTCCTAGAAGCCATGCTACATGCCACCTCTGGGTCGTACTCTATGAACAACACTAATGAGTCTAACTCCCGTGGAGTCAACCTCAAAATACCATTAAGTAATTCTAAGTAGTTCCTTAGAAAGTTCTTCTTACTTGTCCGAATACTCAGCTCCATTTTGCTCTTGATATTTTGCTACTCTGTCAATCTTACGATTCAATCTCTTCTTGAACAGATTCCTCACATTCTTCAGTAGAAGAATACAACACTGGTTCTCGACAGAAAAGTTTTTCTTCTGTAGTTCATACAACCTGTCAATTAACATAGACACTACCTCCTCATTGGTAGTTCCAGAGTTGTATGCAGATCCCTGCTTCTCAGTAAACCTTACAGTTTGATACTCAGTCTCAGACTTAAAATTATGTAGTCTGTATTCGATACCTGGCTTTACAACATCCATAGCAGTTCTGTTCAAGTATAAATATAAAACTTCTATATAATACTACCGCATTGCCTAGGGTCATGTCAGCTTAGTATAGAGGTTTCTATTATTCTGTGTAAACAAGCTGCGCTATAGTATGGTCTACAAATTCGCCTGAATAGGTGTAAGCCAAAATCAACTCAGAGTCATTAGGCAGAGTATACGCAACAAATATTGCCCCCTCTACCACAGCTATCCCCTCTAAAAATTTTAGCATGTTCCAAAGATATGAGTTTGAGTACCACCACGATTTAACTCCCCCCACCAAAAACGGACAAGAACCACCCCCCTGCTCCGCCTGCAAAGGCAATGACAAACCCAAATTCAACAACATGATTGAAATTAATTCTCTCAGAGCACAGCTCGTCAAAAAGATTGGCGATAACAAGAAGAATGGTCAGAAGTACAAGAAAAACGTTTTCGTTATTCATGCACCGAACCATCCTGCGCCGGAAGGACTATGCATTATCGATGCCTTTCATACCAAGGCTCTTTACCAAATGATTGGTGAGGCCAAGGTGGACAGGCTGAGACAAGGCGTAAACTTTCCTGCAGTGCAGCAGACGAATGATGGCGATTGGATGCGCATCACAGTGCGTCCGAAGGTTAACGACCCTAGAAAGTCGTACTTCGACATCACACCCTGCTCAGCTCCTAAGTGATTACGGGGGGCTAACAACCCCCTTAACGCATCACTATCATCAGCACGACAACACTGCATGCATTCTCATACCAGGGAGTGTGTGCAGTGTTTTCAATGAATTTGGGTATTCAACACGACAAAACTTTCATTGATATAAACTTTACAACTACTCTCATGAACATTGAAGCAAGACAAAAACGTGAAGAGCTATGCTCTACATTACAGCAACAGCATACCACAGCATGGAATGAGTACCACATGTTGGTGCAAGATCTAAAGCAGCACATCCCTTCAGATAAGCAGGATGAGGTTATGACTATCGTGAAGCGCATGTGTGATGCACACGGCAAAGTCATGGTAGCTAACCATCGCTACGAGGAAACAATGAAATCTTGAACACAACAAGCAAGACAATGGGTATAGTATACTTAGGGATATTCCTACCACAGAAATCTATTGACCAGCTATTGGTTCCAATAGACACAAACATCAAGCATCCACACATTACCATGAAGTACTATGGTACATGGAATCTTGATAGGCTATCTGAAGAAGATCACAGTAAAGTAGGAATACATACTGAGATACATCCTTGGGCTATGATTACCTCTAAGGATATTGATGTCCTTATATGTAGAAGGAGTCATGAAGGGATGGGTGATATGCCGCATGTCACTCTGCGGGCGTCTAATGGTGCTTTGCCTGTGAACTCTAACAAGTACACAGAAGCATACACTAAGATATTCAAGGCTAGGGTATTCGACTCTAGTCCTCTTGGTGATGCTCAATACGAAGCCCTAGACTTCTTTGCCAAAGAGCATCCAGATGCTAAAATCTTCAAGTATGGTACTATTTCACCCATTGCCGCAAGGTGGGGTGTATATACTAGCGAAGGTGTTAAGTATCAACTGCCACCTAAAAGACTGCCAGGCCCAGATACAATAAGTATCCACCATCCAGACAACTGGAGGTGTATCGAGCCTGAGTATGATGCATATGACTAATAACATGATTATGAAGAACAACGCTATTCTTACAGCACTAGTCTCTTTTATTACATGTATCTATACATGTACCATTGGACTACTCGTAGGTCTCATCAACTCTGATGACCTACATCCTGACCCCAACGCAACACTTCTATTGGCTCTCATTGGAGGGCTAATAGTTGTGTGCCTATGGATTGCTTTAGCATCTGCCAACAACAAAGAATCTTAATCATGTTAATACATCAAGTAATTATCTTACGAGGTCTGCCCGGTGCCGGTAAAACTACCGTGGCTTCTACCTTAGCATTAGCGTCACGTGGTACAATATGCTCTGCTGACCAATACATGGTTGACAGCAATGGCGAGTACCACTTCGACCCAAAGCGACTGAAAGATTGTCATAACCTCTGCTTCGATAAATTCTGCAAAGAGTTAACCAATGCAGTTCAAGACAAGCATTACGACCTTCGTAATCAGGCGTACACTATCATTGTAGATAACACCAACACTCAGTATTGGGAGTTCCAGAAGTATATCAACAAAGTAGCGAACGTGAATCTTCTGCTGAAAGAACTCGGCTCTAGCGACAAATTCATTGTTACTCAGCTCATCGTCGAGAATCCATCAGGATTTCAGTCTACACATGATGTTCCTAGTGCTACTATCGCCGCGATGAAAGACCGGTTTGAGGTTTATTTAGGTCCAGACCATCAGCTTAGTGACTGTCAGGAAGAACAGGTTCAAGAACATCCACCTTACGAAGAAGACGAGTGTGTAGGGTGTGGCAATTTGTATGATGTCAATGACCCACATTGTGAATGCACTGATCGCGAGGAGCAAGCTCAGGCTATGATGACCGAAGACATGCAAGATTCTATAGACCCTGACTATGATGAATAAGACTCTAACTAAAATGAGTAGTAGACAGATTCAACACATCTTACGTGATGAGCTTAGGAATCAAAAGCTCAAGCACAGGTCTATGGCATATTTAGCTGACCGGCATCTGTCAGAACTAAAGAAGTATGCAGCCCTTAAAAACTTTGAGCAAATAGATATTCAATCTCGTTTGCACTCTGAATTTTGCCGAGAGCAACATATATCTAGTGTTGAAATCACGCGTTTAGAGAAAGAGCTGAAATATCAGCAACCTGCACCCAACAGAGTTGCTAAGTTTGTGATGAAACTTAAGATGAGGTTTAACCTATAACATTGTATGATGCCTTGCCTAGGCACCTCAATCTTAAGTAACACGGGGTTTGACTGTGCCTTGTTACCCAATTCAGTTACTATCTAAAAGTCCTACGCTAATCAATCGTAGGCATTATTTATCAGTCAAGCAATAGTGTACGTGTTACCGCTTGATGTATAGACCACGTACCTGTCCCAGCTTGGACAGCTTAGTCATAGTTAGAGGGGGTGTAGCTGTTAGTGACGACTACGGTCTCAGTACACCCCTTCCATTTCAGCACAGTCAGGTTTGATAAGCATTTCATTTCATCAGAATGGATTACAAAATGCTTATGTGGTTCAATTCCACACTGTGCTCAATCAACTAAAACATCGAATACACACAAGATGGATATCAGCAAAACAAAGTTCATTAAGAACCTAGTGTTCAAACAGAGAAGCTACATCGAAGGAGGCAAAGTGTCTTACGGTGACAACCAGAGACACATCAACTATCAAGCTTGGCTTCACCTTCCAAACAAGTACAAGCTCTCAATTATCACTGGCCCTGTTGGGACAGGACTAAAATCTGTTCCTAACGTCTATGAAATTGGGTTCTTCTCTTCACTTCATGGAGAGATGATTAAGGCACACAAAGAGGTGTACTGTTTCACCAACAAAGAAGGTGTAGAGAAGGAAGTTATTGACTACGATAGCACTGCTGGCTACTTCACTCTTGAAGGGCTTGAAGAATACCTCGTAGAGATTAGTGGGCGTCCAACTCGTACCATCGAAATGGAGATCGAAGAGGGTTACCTCTGTTCAGTACATAAGACAGAGTTAGAATACTCTACCAATAGCCAAGTAATGGAACGCGTGTGTCCTAAATGCGAACCTGGACTCTTTAAATCTGAAGCCGAGTAATCATGAAAACTATTAAAGAAGATATCTTTTTAGGATGGACAGCAGGTGAACTAGCTATAACATACAAAAGGGCAGCGCTAGATGGACCAACCATCAAAGCACCTGAGCATACTATCAAACTACTACGTAGATGCTACTCAGATACTATTGAGATACGTGAGTCAGCTATATGCATAGGTATATCCCGCGCTAATAGAATACGCTCAGTATTTATAGTAGGGGAAGGCGGTACAGCCGGATGCGTGATTGACCCTAAGCTAGTATTCAGCAGACTGCTGCTAGAAAACTGCTCTGCCTTTATCTTATCTCACAACCATCCTAGTGGCAACACAAACCCTAGTATGGCAGATAAGAAATTGACACGTGATTTTCGAGCTTGTGGTAAAGTACTCGACATACCCTTGCTCGACCACATAATAGTCACCGACAACTCACACTTCTCGTTTGCTACACACGATATGCTATAACACTATCATCATGCCGCATCCTAAACTCACTCCGACACTCAAGTCCAAGTATCAAAACAAATGGTACAAGGCCTTAGTAGACAAGATCCAAAAGGATCCCAATGTTCCAGATTGCGAAAGAGTTCAACTCAAACAAGGGTATATATTCATTTCTCGTGCTGTAGAACTTGTATTCGAGCACAGCGCAGAAGCACATGCTCTTCTACTAGAACTAAATGAACAGGAACACCTGGATACAGATCCAGATGCTACTCGTCTTTTTGATCCGCAATAACTCTATTTCGGAGATACGCTAGTTCTTGATGAAGCTCTCCTATCATTTGTATGAGCTTTAAGTTTTGCTGACGCAACTCATCTATTGTTGATTCCAAATGCTGGATTCTATCCATCATTTTCAGTATAAGTTTCGTCTTCTTAAACATCATTGCAGAGTATTCTCAAAAATACGATAATTATAGTAAACTATGACGTCTATACTTCAAACAGCTGAGCGCAAACACATGCATTCTATTGTTCAATCATATGAATCTATCAGAATAAACTTAATATTAGTTTACCTCTTGATTTTTCTGTGTCTACTTTCTATGTGCCTGTTTGCCCTTATAAGCAAATCATACACTGCAGATCTGTGTATACAATTCGTACACTCCCTAGGTTTTTTGTATATTGGTATTCGGTATGCTCATACCCGCATACTGCTGAAAAAAGCAAAAGAACAATATGACGTTGCCTTCGAAACCAGAGGTGTCCTCTGAACCAGTACGAATTTATACTTACTTCCGCAGCGGAGTAGAATTGATTAGCCCCTCTCTGAATATTTCTTTATCCAGGAATGATGGGCATCAACAAGTAACTTACATAGAGTACAACTATGATGAACCCTCCTGATGACCCAGAGCTTAAGCTCTATAGTGGCGACGTATTTTTAACGATATGCGTTGTACACACAAAGACAGAAGCTTCTTCTATAGAAGAACTAGAGCAAGACACTCTAAAAGCTGTCAGACGTTTGCTTTCTCCTGATAGTTCAGAGATTGCTAGCATCAACATAGAGTTAGAAGACTCTGATTTAATGCAAGTCAATCGCGAGCCAGACTGGTGGGATAAAGTTGATGAGGCTAGGGATCATCTTAAAAATAAATAATCTAAATGGCTACGATTTTTGAAAATGTATTCAAATGTGTAGTAGTGCGAGACAAACAATATCGCACTGCTTTCTATTCTCACACAGCAGAACTAGCTAAGCGAGAAGCACGTATTTATGTACGTGCAAACAAAGACAAAAACATTACTTATGAAATCACACAGCCTGTACAGGTATTTGTGAATAGGCCATATATCTAATATCTATATGTACTTGCTCATATCAAATAAAGCAGTATATTTGACTGTGTAGTATAGAGTATATGCAAGTAAGAATGTTTTTCCAAAGTACCTCTTGCACTCACAATATAGACTTCATATATGTGACGAAAGAGACGTTGTAAGCAGTTTGTTTTATTTGGTTATAGGTAAGAGGGCTTCGGCCCTTTTACTTTTTCTTCGTGTTTCGGCGACGAGATGAGGGTTTTTTCCCCTTCTTCATGCCATTACGAGCACGATTCTTTGACTGTGATTCCATCACAATCTTACCGCCTTTTGTATGGGAGGCATCCTTTTTATCCTTATTACCATACGTCCCTGCGCGTCTGTTAGCTCTATTAGCAGCGACGCGCTTCTTTACCGCTGATTTTTTCTTCTGGTATTGAGCATCATACTTACGCTTCTTTGCGATACTCCTCGCAGTCATGCCACGTTGTTTATACGTGCGCCCTTTACCAGCTAATGAGTTACGTGCCATGCCCTAAAATTTAATCAGTACTAATTTAAATCTTTTACCTCTATTTTTTAAGTATCATGAGTAATCAAGCTAAGAACTTTGTTCGTGTAGTATCCCATTCTATTCAATCAGACAAGAATGGTCGTGAGTATAACCGTGTGACTCTTCAACAGTTGCAGGGTCGTGAAGAGATTGCTGACCCTGAGACAGGCGAAGCACTGGCTGTCATTGGTCCAGAGATGACTGTCAATATTACTGGATACAAAATCCCGTACTACTTTGAGCTGGATGACCCGAAGGCACGTCCTGATTATGTGTGGAATGCACGTGAAGGGCAGGCTATTCAAGGTGTCATTGTTCGCACTACGGTAGAGCCATATATGATTGGTGAACGTACTGTCTCTACAGCTACTGTGTTTGTGCAGGGCGATCCAGACGGTGCCGACTTTGAGATGCGTAAGTCTCAAGCCTTTGAGCGTAGCGGTCGCACAATTGTACATCTCGGTGCATTGTTTAGTGACGACAGCGTAGTACCTACTCGCGGCAATCGCATTGTAGTACCCGTGTCAAACGAGTCTATCGAGATTTGAGCACTAAGTAGGTCTTAAGAAAGGGGGAGTGGCAAATGCTGCTCCCTCTTTTTATTATCGAGAAGTAAAATATTCAACATGCCAGTAAAAATACCAACTGAACCTAATGAGGTAGTATACCGTGATAAGAACGGTAGAGAGTTTAGCATCGACCAATTAAGCGAAAGCCAGCTCGCGGTAGCACTGTATGATATGTTGCAGAGAAAAGCCAGACATAATCATAAGGTAAATAAGATGTTTGACGTAGCTGACAAGCTTAGTCAAGTCGTTGTAGCTATCCACAAAGAGCAAGCATCACGCAAGGCTCCTATCACACTAGAGCCTTACTATAAATTGCAATGTGCTGCAGACCAAGGCACATTGACATGGGTGCAAACCCAAGTAAACCTCGTGATAGAAGAGGATGAGTAACTAATTTAACGTAGTGAAATACGTTATCTACCCTCCATCCGTATCTGTCCCTGACTCTACACAGTATGAGCGTATGACATTTAACAATGCGTGTGCTGCATTGCATAGTGCTACATTCTTATACATAGACTTAGAGACTACAGGTTTTGATTTTCTCAATGATGATATACTTACTGTACAGATGGCTACCGATCATCTTAATCAGTATGTATTCATCTTGGGAGATGACCTAGATATACCTGACTTGATACCTACCCTAGAATCAGCATCTATGCTTGTAGGTCACAACATAAAATTTGATCTCAAGTTTCTACGTCGAGAGCCATACAGCTATTCAGCTAAGAAGGTGTTCGACACTATGATTGTAGAACAGATACTGGTCAATGGCACTAATCAACGTGCGTCTCTACTAGCTGTCGTTCAACGCTACTGCCAAGTAGATTTAGATAAATCTGTCCGCGCATCATTTGGCAATACCAATGGGAATGTTATGCTCACTGAACGTCAGATTCTGTATGCTTTAGACGACGTAGTATACCTACCAAGTATACTCACGACGCAGATAGAATCTCTTCAAGAGCACAATCTTATGAAGATTGCTGAACTAGAATGCCATGCTGTCCTCGCCTTCACTGAGATAGAATACAACGGTCTCAGTATAGATGTAGACCGGTGGAAGAAACAGGTAGAAAGTCTTAAGGTTGAAGCTATACAGCTAGAGATCGATATGAATACTATGGTCGACACCGACCCAGTATTTGATTCGGCTCGACATACAACATATCAAACGGATATGTTCTTATCAGATTCTGACGTATCCGGTACACGTATTAACTGGGAGTCTCCTATGGAAGTGCTCAAAGTATTTCAGTGTATCGATAAGAAGTTAGAATCTTTTGGAGATAGCGAAATCATCAAGATGATGAGCAAGACTAAGCTCGCACCTATGATGAAGGAGTACCGAGAAAAGTCCAAGAAAGTATCTTCCTTTGGAGATAAGTTCTTGTCTAATATGTGGAGTGATGGCAAGATTCATCCTCGATTTATTCAGATCAAAAGGACTGGTCGTGTATCCTGTAAAGAACCTAACATGCAGCAGATACCTGCAGATAACAGCTATCGTAACTGTTTCATCACAACGCCAGGTAATGTCTTCGTGTCAGCTGACTACTCTTCCCAAGAGTTATGCATTATAGCGCACGGGTCTAAAGACCCTGTGTTTAATCATGCTTTGCAGCAGAAGCATGATTTGCATTCTGTATGTGCAGAGCTTGTATTCGGACAGGAATGGAAAGATGCTGCATTAGATGACTGCGCATATTATGCCGGCAAGAAAAAATGCAGCTGCCCTGAACACAAGAAGCTACGGACTACTGTAAAGAGTATCAACTTTGGACTTGCTTATGGTATGGGGCCGAAGAAGTTATCTGAAACTATGAGCATACCTATGAAGGATGCTTCAAGTTTAATAGATAAATACTTCCAAGCTTTTCCAACTATTAAAGAGTTCCTAGATTCACAATCACGTTACGGAGTACGTAACGGTTGCATCAAAACATTCGACCCTTGGGGACGTATACGTTGGTTTGACGATTGGTCACCAGGGTATATGGACATGGCAATCAAGGGAAGGATAGAAAGGATTTCAAAAAACACACCTATTCAAGGTACTGCAGCAGACATGACTAAGCATGCCTTAGTACTTTGCCACAGCTATATCAGAGATAACAACTTCCCTGCTACTCTCGTCATGACTGTACATGATCAAATAGATACAGTCTGCGCAGAAGAAAATGCAGATGAGTGGGCTGCTATTCTAAAAAAGCTAATGGAAGAAGCAGCACAACACATAATGGGAAATGACCTACTCAAAGCAGAGGTCGAGATAACAGAAAAATGGAGCAAGTAAAAACCCGCATAAGAGTACCTAATAAAGAGTACTACTTGATGAATCAGCAACAGCGTATTAATTACTGGGCTGATTATTTGAACCGATTAACTAGTTACATGGCTATTGAGGAGAGCCTATCTCCCCTACAAATTCAACGGATTTCTAACGAGATTCAACACATAACCCAATACCTTAAAGTTTTAAGTAATGCCCCAGCACGTACCCATAAAAGCGGGACCGACCTCTCGCCAAGCAATGTTTGATGTACCTGTACCTACAGCAACACGTACATATGGACCTATACCTAACGCAGACCTCTACAACTTTGTAGTTAGTCGTATCAAAGAACAGAACCTCTCTATTACCAATGAATCTTTTGGTACAGATGCGGGAGGACAAGTGATGCTATGCAAGTTGCACATCTCTAGCAATGACCTAGAGATGGACCAAATGCTAGCCTTTTGGAATAGCTACAATAAGACTCGTGCAGTAACATTTACTACTGGCAGTGTAGTGCGCGTATGTACAAATGGCATGATGTGGTCTGATGGAGATATCCAAAGACACAGGCACTACCGGGATCGTTGGCAATCTATTCAAGACGACCTAGGTAAGGCTATCGATAAGATTGAACCTAAGTTCAAGAAGTGCCAAGCGCTGCGTAAAGAATGGAAGCGTGTGCCTATTGACTATACTAACACCGGCAAGCTTGCAGGGCAGCTATATTTTGACAATATCATTACGCCTCGTATGCTTAGTGATATCAAGAAAGAGACAACAGAGAGTGAGAACTTCTCATATGTCAATGCCGATGGTGAGCTTCGTGGCAACATGTGGCAGTTCTATAACAACTGCACTCAAGCATTGAAGCGTAGTCGTGCCTCTACTTACGGTGAGTACAATGATCGGTTGACTAAGCGGTTGGCTCACGTCACTGGTCATGCCGACATTGTAATGGGAGACTAAGATGGACATCCGTGAACTCTCAACAGTTCAAGCGGCACTGAGTGAGGCCCAGCGTGTAAGTAAAGCACTGACTATTAGTAGCCAGGATAAGTCTTTCTTCCGCTGGGCTATACTCAAAGGCCCCCACCCAAAGACCTCAAGCAACGAAATATTCTACATACTTGTAGATCTACGCACTCAATACACCGTATGCTATATACGTGACTTGAACAAGCTTGAGCAGAAGTGTAAGAAGCACAATGTAGATGTAAATAGGATTGTGCTCCAATTCAATACATAATGGCACACTCTTTTCATCACAGCCAAAGTTCTGCACGAATTCATGGTGGTACACCTGACGACTACTTACCTATCCATAATTGGTTAGATGCAAGTAAATCCTCATATGCTGACCACCGACACCGCGCCCTAAGACATCACACTCTTGGAGTCTTTTGGGCAGAAGAACATTTCGGTGTCACAATAACCAACAGTGATGGCAAAGAAGTTCCAGTTAGGACAATTGCCGAACAGCACATCCGAGAAGATCTCGGACGTATACCTACAGTAAAAGACTGGCTCCAAAACCTACCCAAAGAGTTCTGGATGACCGGTCGTAAACTACCTCAACATGCTATCAGCTGATATACTTCCAAAAGCACTCAACACTATCATCAATGAATGCTATGCTCTATCTCGTGTCACACCTACTGACTATCCTGTCATCAAGATTAACTACCACGGTGTAGGTGATTCAGGCGGCATAGAATCAGTTATGTTCCTTACTCCCAAAGGCGCTGAACTGGCTCACAAGAATGAGATTCCTCCAGTCTTCCCTAGAGAAGAGATGCAGGAATACTACGCTACTACTACGCATACTTATGTATACAATGCAAATGAGTCTAAAACATGTATTGTTCCTTTAGAGATAGACCTCTGTGATCCTAAAATGTCATCCGGTTGGGCTACCATAGAACAATGGATATACACTAGATTTTCACTTTGCGAAGTAAATGACGGGTGTATGGCTGACATTTTCGTTGATCAACCTATGGGAGCTATCTGGGGTACACGTACAGATTTTGTCACTGAAGAGCACGTTACACAGTTCCGGTATGAAAATTGATTTAAACAAACTTGCAAGACAAAAACAAGTCATCAAAAGGTGGACTGAATCAGGTAGACGTGGAACACTAGAAGCTGTGACAGGTTTCGGAAAGACTTATGTATCTCTCCTTATCCTAAAAAACCTCCAGGAAAATAAACCAGAAGGTACAGCCTTAGTTATTGTGCCTACTACTAACCTTAAAGGTCAATGGGAAGCTGGGTGTCGTAAACTAGGAATTACCAACACTCAGGTAATGGTGATTAACACCGCTGTGAAGACAAGTCATAAGTGTGATTTGCTTGTACTTGATGAAATTCACAACTATACTTCGAAGATCTTTGGCACCATCTTCGAAATTGTAGACTACAGTTACATCCTTGGATTGACTGCTACTCTAGACACTGAAGACCCGCGTTTTTATCTCATTGATGAGTACGCACCTGTCATAGACCGAGTAACTCTAAAAGAAGCTGTCGATAACGGTTACGTATCGAAGTTTTTGATACTGAACCTCGGTGTACGGATGAATGCCGAAGAAGCTAGTACATACAAAGAAATTGTCGATTCATACTACAAGCACTTTGCTCTATTCAATAACCGCTACAACATCGCTATGAGTTGTGGCAACAATCGCCAATACTTGCAGGCGTACACCCAGCAACTTAACGGGTGGACAGAGCAAGAGGTGCTGAATAAAGCTCGAGCTTGGAGAAAGGCTATGCAAGCTAGAATGACATTCATCTATAACTCTGTAAGCAAGCAAGAAGCTGCTAAAGAAATTATAGATATGTATGATGTTCCTATGATAACCTTCAGTCAGAGCGTAAAATTTGCCTCAGAATTAGATAAAAAAACACAGCCTTGGAGCAAGGCATTCCACAGCAAAATCAACAAGGCTAAGCGTAAGCAAATCCTTGAAGATTTCTCTGACCCTAAAACAGATACTCACATCATCCATACTGCAAGAGCTTTGGATGAGGGTTTTGATGTGGATGGAATTGAATTAGCGATAATTTGCTCAGGTTCTGGAACTCCAAGACAGGATCTTCAACGTACAGGCCGTGCAATCCGTTGGAAAGAAGGAAAGCTCGGCGTTGTAATAAACCTTTATCTAAAAGATACACAAGATGAAACATGGCTCAGAAAGAGGCAAGCCAAGAGTACAGGAGTGCAGTACGTCAACTCCTTGCAAGAGATATCACGTCTCATCGGAAACTCTTTATTCCGAAATCCTCATGTTAATCACGGATGATACATGTGAGGTAAATGATTCTGCATGGAGATTTCAATTGAAACTCCAGGAAGAATTTAAAACAGTAGCTACGTTGAAAGAGGTAAAAAGCGTAGTCCAAGAAGTCTTAGTTAATATGAAAATAGAACAGGTAAGTAATGGTATTCGCTCTTGATAAATATGTAGACGTACTAGTGAGTTTAGGCATCAACCCTACTCAGCTATTCTTCTGTCAAATTATTTATGAGCGAAGACATGACTTGCTATACAAAATCGCTCAAGAAGGATTCTCTTTCCCCAGAGAGTATTTAGACCAACTTGAGTTGATAGGACTTATAGTCAATACTAATCCCTCAGGTGACAACACCTTTGCAGACTACTACGAAGTGACAGACAAGTTCGTTAAGGAGTTCTACACTGCTACTAAGCAAGATGGAGAGGAGTTTTGGAAGAAGTATCCTGCATACTTGAACATCTCAGGCAAAAGCATTCCTGCCAAAGGTGTGAACAAAGAGGAGATGATTAGGTGGTATCACCAAAACATCGGTACAGTTCATAATCACAATGAGGTTATGGGTGCTTTAGAGTATGCGGTGAACAAGAAGCTCATCAATCAGCGCATTGACAAGTGGTTAGAATCAGAAGCCTTTGTCGATATATGGGAAATGATGAAAGACGATACGTCTGAGTCATTACCTCACGAGCGTATCATATGAGAAACGACCAGAGTCTGCTAGAAATTACTAGCATGGGATCGGCCTTGGAAAAAGCAGAGAATAGTATCAAGTCGTACTTGACTGGTACTGTTCCTGTTCTTAAGACAAGGTGGAAGAAAGTAAACAAATCTCTCCTTGGAGGATTTCAGTTTGGCATGCTCTACGTAATAGCGGGAGCATCAGGACATGGTAAGAGTATGTTTCTTAACAACCTTATCCGAGACTTTACTTCTCCTGCTATCAATCCAAGCGACCCCGTGAAAGTCCTGCACTTCACTTTTGAGATGAGTGCAGAGATGGAAATACTACGTAG